AGGCATAACCGGATACCTGGGCATTACCGGATACTTGAGCATCATCGGATACCCAAGCATTACCGGATACTTGAGCATCATCGGATACCCAAGCATTACCGGATACCCAGGATTTCTCATAGTGAGAGAGATTCTCTTCACTCTCAATCCAGCCACCGATTGTACCGGCTGGTACATGGGGATTTACGTCGCGTACAGCGACGATTTGATGTAGGAGAATACCCGAAGGTGTTGTTCGGGTTTTTCCTGTGAATTTATATTTCATGTTTAATCCTCCAGAATCAATGATCGGTATTCGCCGCGAGAAAGGTATCCCATCTTATACATACAATAGGCTTTCCATTTGTGGATTTTCATTTGTCGATTCCCATTTCCTTGAATTCTCGACGAGTGAAGCCACCGACGTAAATGATACGGCTATATTTTTTAACCATACCACCGGGAACTTTTTTTGCTCTCCGCACAGCAGGAAGCAACTTTGAATATGACCGGATTTTGTAATTCTTAATCTCACCCCAGTCGTTACGGTAATCCATCCACACTTCATACATGATTGACCCTTTCACAGAATATGAGCATTAAGAAACATTGTATCCACGATGTCCGATGCATCTAATTCGCTAATCATTCGTTTTGTTGTTTTGAATATATGTTTTTTGTATTTATCCATATATTCCCGAACAACATGATCTTTAACGTGAATACTAGTATCCACATCAATATAATTATCTACTAAGATAACACCAATATTTTCAACTACCATTTGTCGGGCATCGGCTAATTCTCTTTTCAGAATCAATGTGGCGAGCTTCTTATATTGCTCAACCGTGAGTGTAATATTGTAAGTGATACGGAAGAAATCAGCCCAGAAATTAAACATGATGTTACTCCTTTTTACGCTAGGTTACGAAATTGAAGAAAGGCTAATTGTGCCGCAACATCTTCGATCCTGATATTGTCATTCGGACGGCGCGCCTTCATTTCATGATAGATCTTAAGAGTTAGCTTAGGATCAGCGTTAAGCCGCTTGCGGAATACTACTTGAGGACAATTATGCATGATGTAACTTCTAATGTGTTAATGAATGTACGTATACGTAAAAAGCCCGCCGAAGCGGGCTTGTTAATTGAAGTAACCTAGAAGAAAGGTTACATGATGTAACTTTTACGCGGCCCGCAGTGTCCTTTCTTCTGTAGTAACAGCGGTCAAGGATTCAATAGCCGACTGAAGAGCAAGGGTAATTACGTCGGTAGTGATACCACTATCAATTGCTGATTGCAAGTATTTCTCAAGACCGGACATAAAGCGATCTTCCTTGATCTTAGTTAGACCATCCGCAATCTTGGATACATCATAACCGACAGATTGTAAGGCTTCTGCGGCTAGAGTAGTAGCCGCCTCCCTTGCGGCTTGTTCCGCGCGCTCTTCCTTGGTCTTAATGGCTTCCCCGTTCCATTTAATGCCCTTCGCCTTGAGTAGATCACGGGCCTCCGCCGATGCGCGATTGTAACCGATAGATGAATCCATCGGCATATTAGCGTAGTGAAGTGCGCCCCAGATTTGCCGGACCTCAGAACAACGCACCTTTAGAGTGCTATTGATCTTCGCCACTTCCTTGAGGGCTTTCTGTACCTCTTCTTGTGGGGTATCCATCAGAGAAGAGAGAAAGACAGAGAGTTTGGAAGACTGCTCAGCGGATTGTGCATCAAAATATTGCTGGATGTAGGTAGCGGTAATATGTGCCATGATTGACTCCTTAACATGCTCCAGTTCTATACCAAGGTGGATAGATTGAACGGTAGCACATAACATAGAGCATAGACCATGCCAGAGTAGCTAAGTGATTGATTATCCTAGTATAGAAGTAATGGCTAATAAACGGATTGTAAAGAAACCCGACAGTAGCGAATACTTATATATCAAGGAATCAATGGGTTACAAGGGAATACCCCTGTAAAATTAGTAGGATTTATTTTACAGATAAAGTTAGCTTATCTGATCGGTGGCACGCACCAGAATGGTGCGAAGAAGACAAAGGGAAAGGGGGAATGAATGGGGAAATAGAATGGGATTATGTTACTGATTGGTAACTGTCGGATTTCTGACACTCTATAATACAGAGTTAGGGGGATAGGGTGAATTAATTTATAGGGGAGGGGTATGGGGGGAAAAGATGAATGACTTGTAGTGTGCGTAATACACCTTGCTATATTTTTATTATTTTTCTCTGAAGGGGGTCTCATTTAAGGGGTATTTATAGACGTAAAAATAGCCGTACTACTGACGTAGATACGGCTTATTATTTTATATATTTATCTATATAATTTACCATCTAGGAAACGGATTATTTAGAGACAATTATTCCAAACCCTATATAATATAGGGGTCAGAATAATTAATTCTAAACAATCCGAATCAAAGAAGGAAATATATTATTTCCCATCTGAGGTATCCGGTAGTTCAGACTACTAGAGATTTCTAACCCTCTCTAGAGAAACTTAGATAGCGGGAATTGCACCCCCTACAAACAGTTCCCATACCAGGTAGTCAGATGGAACCCTAGCCCGTTTTTATGGAGCGTCCAAAACATCTGACTTCATTAAAAAGCAGTATCGCTGCTTACATTGACTTAGACCATCCAAAACAGAAATGGTTCAATATTTACACTAAGAGAGGTTGTCTAAGCACTAAATTATTTATCCACTGAAGATATTCTTCTTTAGTATGATCATTCTTAGCAAAGTTACAGGTCTCACAGATGATCTCAATGTTATCCCAAGTATGACTACCTCCTTTAGCTAGAGGAGTCTTATGGTCGATATGATAAGCTGGAGATCCACAGTATGGACAATCTTGTCCTCTAGCAAAGGATAACCAAGATGCTAGTTCATGGGTCTTAATATCCGTCTTCTCATATATCTCAGGATACTTAGTACGCACTGTTGTTTGGTGTGCGGAGGCTTGTGCCTTGTGTGGATTATCTTTAGCCCACTTAGCAGACTGCTCATTAAACTTTTCTTTATTACGTAGGTAGCGAGCATGGTCATAAGCTTTCTTAGCTTCCTTAGATAAACGTGCTCTCCACTCTGCTTGATACTTTCTATTCTTTTCTAAATCACGAACCATAATATTCTCCTTATAAAATATTAGACAACAATGCTTAGACAGATAATAACGTGGAAAGTTCCCTCATGTTACAAATCTTTACACTTAGACAACATTGCTTAGAGTAATAATTGAACTTCCGACGAGTTTTCTTGTCTAAGTCTGTATAGAAACAAATTCTCTTAGAGGAGTCCTTAGATGGGTGCAAGTGACAACAATTATGTAGGTGCTTGGAAGTCAGGTAGAGTACAAGGTACTCAATGGCCGGATAAAGATAAGATAGCACTTGTTCAACAATGGTTGAAGACCGGTAATCTAGCTGGTTCGTGTAAGAGGGTTAAAGTACCTTATAACACAGCCCTCGAATGGAAACGTTCAGAGTGGTGGAAAGAATTAGCTGAGAAGTACAGAGAAGAGATGGATGTTCGTCTTTCTTCTCAGATTGATGATATCGTTGATATGACGATGGAACAGTTAGTAGAGCGTATTAGGGATGGTGAGTATATTCTAGATTCTAAGTCGGGTGAGGTTATTCGTATCCCCGCTAAATCACGAGATCTAGCTACTATTACTAAGCTTCTGACTGATCGACAAGATATTTTGATTAAGCGTAAGAAAGCTGAGAACCACGATACAGCTACAATTAAAGATAAGTTATCTGATCTAGCTAATCACTTTGCTTCTTTCGTTAAACAAACAAACACTAAAAAGCCGGAAGTCATTGAAGGTGACTTCTCTATGATTGAAGGAGAAGTCGATGCCCTACACACTACCGAACGGGAAGAGGGATTATCGTAGAGAATACGATAAGTATGCAGGTAAGCCAGAACAGATTAAGAAACGAGCTTCTAGGAATAAAGCGAGGGCTATTGTGAAGAAACGAGATGGGGCAGCAGCTATCGCAGGTAAGGACGTAGATCATTCTAAGGCTCTATCGAAGGGTGGTACTAATTCTCCATCTAATCTGGTGGCTATTTCTCTTGCTGCTAATCGTTCCTTTAAGCGTGATTCTAAGAGTCGAATGGTTTCACAAAAGTCCAAGCGAGAATCAAAACGTAAATGACTGATGAAGTAGATACCTATGAATGGCAAGGCAAACCTGGAAGACCAGTAAAACATTTCCCGATTACCGCAGAGATTGTTGAAGGTTTCGCAGCTAGTTGTCTTACTAAGTTCTTTGACGATGCTTCTCGATTTGAAGACTTCCACCGTGAATGGTGGAGATATTGCACAAACGACACGGAGAAGTTCGTAGCAATTTGCGCTCCGCGCGGGCATTCAAAGTCCACAACTATTACTATTGTCTATGCACTAGCTGCTTTATTATTTCGTAATCGTTCTTTTATCATTATTGTAGCTGATACAGAATCACAAGCTTCGTTATTCTTGGGTCAGATTAAAACAATTCTTTACGATTCTGAAGAGATTCGTAATCTATTTGGGTTAAAACTAAATGATAATCGAGAAGTTCAATTCCGAAAAGATACAGAAACTGACATCATTGTGGAATTCTCTGATGGACACCTTGCACGTATTATGGCTAAAGGTGCAGAGCAAAAACTGCGCGGTCTTCTTTTTAACGGAAAACGTCCTGATCTTATTCTTATTGATGATCTTCTTAATGAGGAACTAGTAGCGAATAAAGATAGACGAGATAAGCTTCGTAGATGGATGTACGGTTCTCTTCTACCTAGTCGTTCTCAAGAAGGTATTATTCGGATGGTAGGAACTCCAATGAACTTGGATGATCCTCTAGAAAGTTTAATGCCTAACCCGATGTCTAGAGACACAATTGTTGAACCTCTAAAGATCTGGTCCAAGAAAAAAAAGGGAGCATGGGTTGCAGTTAAGTACATGGCCCATAGCGATGATTATAAATCGCTCCTATGGCCTTCTAGACGTACTGTAGATGAGTTTAAAGCTCTACGTGCTGATTATCAAGAGCAGGGTATTCCAGAAGTATATGCCTGTGAATATCTCTGTAATCCGGTGGATGACTCTATTCGATATTTTAAGAAGAGTGATCTGACTGCGATGACACAAGAGGATCATAAGAAACATCTAACTTATTACGTTACTTGTGACTTAGCGATCTCTCTGAAAGAACGTGCTGACTATTCAGCGTTTGTTGTGGGTGGTATGGATGAAGCAGGGGTTCTTCACGTTAAACATGTTATTCGGGAACGGATGGATGGTGAAGAGATTGTAGATACGATTCTAGCGTTACAGACGACGTATCAACCTATTGCAATTGGTATTGAGGATACACAGATCTCAAAATCAATTGGACCCTTTCTGAATAGAATGATGATGGAACGAAATGTATATCCTACAATTATTCCTCTGAAGCCACACCGAACAGATAAGATTAGTCGAGCAAGAAGTATTCAAGCTCGTTGTAGAGCAGCAGCAGTTAAGGTGGATAAGCAGGCTGCTTGGTATCCGACATTTGAAAGTGAAGTTCTTACCTTCCCCCGTGCAAAGCACGACGATATTGTAGATGCTTTCTCTTATCTCGGTTTGATGGTTGATAAGATGATCGAAGCTCCGACAGTACAAGAAATGGAAGAAGAACAATATGAACAGGATTACCACGAATCAGGATTAGACTCAGAATCAAGAAACTCGTATACAGGATACTGACCTTATGGCTGTTAATGATTATGTAGGTTCTCTCAATATCGCAGAGTCACTAGATGATGAACTTCTAGTGACGATTGGATCTACATGCCATAAAGGGTATGAAGATGATGTTGGTTCTCGTGCTAAGTGGGATGAACAACTGGAGGAATGGACTAAGTTAGCTATTCAAGTTAAGGAAGATAAATCTTTCCCGTGGCCTAATGCAGCGAATGTTAAGTATCCTCTACTCTCTACCGCTGCTATGCAGTTCGCTGCTCGTGCTTACCCAATAATTGTTCCTTCTGATGGTAAGCCTGCTAAGTGTCGTGTGATTGGTTCTGATCCTCAAGGTGTTAAAGCTGGTCGTGCTCAACGTGTTTCCCAACATCTTTCTTATCAGATTATGGAAGAGATGGAAGGTTGGGAAGAGGACACGGATCGTTTGCTGATGATCCTTGCTGTTGCTGGTACTTGTTTCCGTAAGACGTACTTTGATGCCTTCAAGAATAAGCCGTGCTCTGTTCTAGTGCATCCTAAGGACTTTGTTGTTAATTACTGGAGTCATACGATTGAGCAATCTTTCCGTAAGACCCAGCGAATCTGGATGACTAAGAATGATATCCAGGCACGAATTAATAAGAAGTTGTTTCTTGATGTAGATCTCCAGGCTCCAGATGTTTCAGATGTTCCGACAGAGAACGTAAATCGAGAACTAACTAATAGTTCCACAACTGACGATACTACACCTTATCTAATTCTTGAACAACACACTTGGTTAGATCTGGATGAAGATGATTATCTGGAACCCTACATTGTTACGTTTGAGCACTCGTCTAAGAAGGTGCTTCGTATTGTAGCACGTTTTGGTGCAGAGGATATTGAAGTTGATGAAAACGGAAAAGTTGTCTCGATCCAGCCAGTTGAATACTTCACCAAGTTTGGGTTTATACCTAATCCTGATGGTGGGTTCTATGATCTTGGTTTTGGTGCCTTACTTGGTGCATTAAACGAATCGGCTAACACGCTTGTCAATCAACTGATTGATGCAGGAACCCTGAATAACCTTCAGAGTGGTTTCTTAGCTAAAGGTCTTAGGATTAAGCTTGGTGATGCTCGGTTCCAACCTGGTGAATGGAAAGCGGTTAATGCTGTTGGTGATGACCTTCGTAAGGGGATCTTCCCACTTCCAACCAAAGATCCGTCGAATGTTCTGTTCCAGTTGTTAGGGATGATTGTTCAGAGTACTAAGGAACTTGCTTCGGTAGCTGAGATCTTTGTGGGTAAGATGCCGGGTCAGAATACCCCAGCCACTACGACCCAAGCTACGATTGAACAAGGTATGAAGGTCTTTACTTCTATCTTCAAGCGTATCTACCGCGCTCTTACTGAAGAGTTTCGTAAGTTGTATAAGATTAACAGTCAGACGATTGATCCTCAAAAGTATATGGATGTTCTAGATGATCCTGCTTCGCAGCAAGATTATCAAGGTAATCCGAATGATGTTGTACCAGCCGCTGATCCCCAAGCTCAGACGGATACAATGAAGCAGACGAAGGCACAAGCAATCCTTCAGGCGATTCAGTTTGGCCTAGATCCTATGGCAGCAGCCATTCGCTTCTTGGAAGCTAACTCAGTTGAAGACATTCAACAGCTTCTACCTAAGCAGCAACAGCAACAACCTGATCCAAAGATGCTCGAAATTCAAGCTAAGATGAAGATGATGGAGCAAAAGGGACAATTGGATGCACAAGCAAAGCAACAAGATATGCAAGTTGCACAGCAAGATGCCGCGATTCAGAAAGAACTTGGTATGTTGCAGATTCAGATTAAAGAGATGGAGCTAAAGTTAGCTGAACGGCAGGCAATGATTGATCATCAAACTAAATTGATGGATGCCCACGCTAAACAAGCTTCAACACATATGGATTTAGCAGCAAAACAAGAGTCGCATAATCAGAAATTACAGCAACAAAATGAGATGTTCCAACAAAAGAAGCAACAGAAGGATGAAAAACCTAAGAAGGAGTAATAAACCTTGGAAATCACGAAGTCAGAGTTTCAACAGTGGAAAGATTCACTGATTACTAACGAAGTATTTGGTGAGATTCGACAGCGAATCAACGACATTGCCCAAAATCTGATGGTTAATGCTGGAGTAGATCCAGAACAAGACCGTTACATGTGTGGAATGATTCGTGCATATCAAGATATTATGGATATCACGTATGAAGGGGCTGAAGATGCTTAAACCAGTCCTCCATAGATTGCTGATCAAGCCAGATCCGTTAGAAAACGTTACCGATAGTGGTATTGTATATGTTCTAGATAAGCGTGAGCAAGATGCAGGGGTCACAGGGACCGTTGTAGCAATTGGTAACACAGCTTTCCTAGCATATAGCACTACCCCACAAGATGAAGGTATTACGGTAGGAACTAAGATTTATTATGCCAAGTATTCTGGTGCTAAGATTAAAGATAGTGAGTACTTATGGCTCAATGACGAAGATGTACTCGGTGTAATTACAGAGGATGACACTAATGAGTGAAGCACAAGTTGTAGCACCTGAAGTTGATATTGAAATTATCCCTGAAGGTGAAGAGGGTAAAGTTGAGGAACAGGTAGTAGAGTCTAAACCTGAACCAAGTAAGTATGAAGTTACGGCTCGTAATCAAGGTTGGGTTCCTAAGGAGGAATGGCAGGGTGATCCTGATGATTGGACGGATGCTAAGGAATTTGTTCGTCGTGGAGAACTCTTCACGAAGATCTCTTCGCAGTCCAGTGAAATTAAGGATATGAAGAAGGCGATGGCTGCTCTTGTTGAGCACCATCAAAAGGTTAAGGAAACTGAGTTTTCACGAGCCTTGAATTACCTGAAGGAGCAAAAGAAGGCTGCTCTAGTTGAGGGTGATGCTGATAAGTTGCTTGAAGTAGAAGATGCAATTGATCTTCTCAAGACGGAACGAACACAAGTTAAGGATGAAACTCCTGCGAAGACGCAGAAGGATCTTTCTCCTGTATTTGTTTCATGGGTCCGTGAGAATCAATGGTACGCACAAGATGCTGAAATGCGTTCCTTTGCAGATGACATTGGTGTAGGTTACTACAATCGTCATCCTGGATCTTCTGAGCAGGATGTTTATCAATATGTTCAAGAACGTGTTAAGAAAGCGTATCCTGAAAAGTTTAAGGGTCGAGCGACCCCGATTCCAACAGTGGAGTCAGGAAACTCAGGTCAAGGTGGTGCTCCTAAAAAGGATACCGTGCGTCTGACAGAAGAACAAGAAAAGGTTATGAAAACCTTTGTTCGTCAGGGTGTGATGACTAAGGAAGAGTACATTGCTGATCTGCGTAAAATTGGTGCAATTTAATAGAGAAGTATTCCAAGGAGAAATATAATGCAAGTTACTGCTAAAGAAAACGTAAAGCGTGTTCGCCGTTCCCCGATCAATGGCACACGATCAATTCTAGGTGTTAATGGGAAAGATCCTAATTTTGAATACCGGATTGTGAAGGATATTGGTGATCGGGTTGATATGTTCAAGGGTAACGGATGGGAAACTGTTTCTGATAACTCCGTTACAATTGGTGAGCGTCGTGTGTCGATTCCTACTAAGGATGGTTCTACTGTTACGACTCTGCTAGATAAAACTGAAGGCACTAAAGGTGTTCTGATGCGAATCCGTAAGGATTGGTATGATGAAGACAAGGCTGCTCAAGCTAAGCTGGTAGATGAAACAGAAGCCCAAATCAAGCGCGATGCCAATGAAAAAGGTTTCTATGGCAAACTTGAGGTCACAAAAGATTAATTTCTTCTCAAGCCATAAGACCTTTTCTGATTTTTAATCTCTAAGAAAGGAATAGCTTTTATGGCTAATACTTCTCGTGTAAGCGGGTTTCGTCCCGTGAAGCACTTCTCTGGTGCTCCGTATAATGGTCAAGCCAATCTATACGAAGTGTCCGTGAGTGAAACTGTCCCCATTTTTGTGGGTGACTTTGTTGTTCGTTCTACTAATGCATCCACTTCTGGTCTTGTTACGGTTAAGTCTCTCTCGGCTGCCACGACTGCTAACGACGTCACCTCTGGTGTCATTATTGGTGCTGTTGTTGGTATCGTTAATACCAAGCTAGATCCCCTTGATGGTAAATTGACCACAGGAAGCGTTTCTCTTGATACTCCGCAATACGCTGCAAACGGTGTTAAGAGTTTTGTACTTGTTGCTGATTCTCCTGATCTGATCTTTGAAGCTCAGGCTACTTCGTCTTATGCACTTGCTGATATTGGTTTGAATGCTGATGTGGGTTGTTTGGCTGTAGCGGATCAGGGCACTAACTATGGTACCTCTGGTATGTATGTCAATGCTACTGCTCCTACCGCGTCTGCTTCTCGTCCAGTTCACGTTGTGGGGTACGTCAAGCGCGTAGATAATGAAGCCCCTGGTGCTTACAACAAGGTTCTTGTGCAAATTACGACTCACGCACAAGGTAACGCCATTGTTGGTGTTTAATAAAGGAGAATAACAAATGGGTGTTATTACTAGTTCTAGTTTTGCTAAGGCACTTTGGCCCGGCGTTAATGCGTGGTACGGTAAGGCGTACAAGGATTACCCTGAAGAGTGGTCTGCTCTCTTTGAGAAGCACACCTCTAAGAAGGCGTATGAAGAGGATGTCGGTCTGAGTTCTTTTGGTCTGGCTTCGCAAAAAGCTGAGGGTGCTGCTATCAGTTACGACAGCGAACGTCAAGGCTTCACCACTCGTTACAACCATGTCGTGTATGCGCTTGGTTTCATCATCACTCGTGAAATTTACGAAGATGATCAGTATGACGTTGTGGGTAAGCGTAAGGCTAATGGTCTGGCTCGCTCGATGCGTCAAACCAAGGAAATCATTGGTGCTAACATTTTCAACCGTGCTACCACGGCTGGTTACACTGGTGGTGATGGTGTTGTGCTTCTGAGTGCTTCCCATCCGAACGTCGCTGGTGGTACGTGGAGCAATACTCCGAGTACTCAAGTGGATCTGTCTGAAGCTGCTCTTGAGCAAGCTGCGATTGATATTGCTGCGTTCCGTGATGACCGTGGTCTTCTGATCGCTGCCAAGCCTAAGAAGCTTGTTATCGCTCCGAGTAACCAGTTTGAAGCGAAGCGTATCCTTGGCACGGATGGTCGTGTTGGTACTGACCTGAATGATGTGAATGCGATCAAGACGATGGGTATTATTCCTTCGGTTGTCGTTAATCATTATCTCACCAATGCTGACGACTGGTTTATCCTGACGGACGTTCAAGATGGTATGAAGTATTTTGAGCGTCGTGGTGACGCCTTCGAGATGGATAACGACTTCGACACCGAGAACGCTAAGTTCAAAGCTACGGCTCGTTACTCGTTTGGTTGGACTGATCCGCGTTGTGTGTACGGTTCTACCGGCGCTTAATAGGAGAATAATATGGGTCTGCAAGCTGTTGGTCCTGCTGGTGTAACTACCACTACGCCTCCGGCTCGTGAACTCCTATGTAAGGTTGGTAAGTTGGAAGTAGCAGACGGTTCCACTGGCTTCGCAGCCTTTGGTCTTCCGTCTGGTGCTTTCATTGCCGGGGTGTATGTCATTGCTACTGCGGCAAACACCACCCAAACCATTAACGTAGGTTTCACGGCTGGTGGTACTGAACTCATTAATGCTTTTGCTCCTAACTCGACGGGCTACTCCACTCCTGGTGCTCAAACTGGCACCACTGTTGGTACTCAGATTACGGCGGATAAGCAAGTGTTTCTGAAGGCTAGTGCAACTCTAACTAATCCGGTCATTGTCAAGGTGGAATACTATCTTCCTCCTGTTGGCATGGCTTATTAATTAGTTAATCGGGGAGGGGGAGAAATCCCTCTCCTCTCTTCTATAGGAATATATACATGCGTCCAACTAGTGTTACTGTATCGTCTGCGACAAGCTCTGCTTGGATTCCTGTAGACTACACACAAGCTAACTTTAATCTCGGACTCCAAGTTGTTGCTACTGGTACTGCTACTTGGTCGGTTCAATGTACGATGGATAACATTTTTGATTCTACGGTAACTCCTACTGCAATCGCTGTTCCTGCACCAATGGATACTGGTACTACAAGTGATTCGGGTGCTTCTACTGTCCCTTGTCGTGCAGTACGTCTGAATGTCTCTTCTTGGACATCCGGTGATGTTACGCTAACTGTTATTCAAGGAAGGAAATAATATGTCTTTTAAAGGTGTAGATACCTTCTTTGATGTTCTTTCTATTGTGAAAGATCCTGAGAAGTACTCCAAATTGATTAGTCAGTTACAAGACGAAACGAAGCAATACACGGAAGCAGTTGAAGCTGTGGTTGCTATTTCGGAAGTAAGTGACTACACCCGTAATATCCGGGAGAATGATACTAAAGCTAAACAAGCCCTTATTGAAGCCCAACAAACTGCTTTTTCAACTATTCAAGAAGCTAAGGATCAGGCGAAAGCTATTAAGGATAAGGCTAAGGAAATCCAAAAGAAGGCAGATGATTTTGCGTCTTCCCTCTTGGAAAAGGAACAGCAACTTAAGGATTTTGAAAAGAGTCTGTCTGCTCAAGAACGTACTTTATCTAACCTAACTACGGAAGCTAATAAAGTAATTGCTGAAAATAAGGTGATTAAAGAGGATCTCGAAGATCGTAAAGCTAAGCTTATGGCGGCTATTGGATAATCCATGAGAATTAGTGTTCCTCAACGAGGACAACTTCTCTTTGATGGTGAAGATGCTACCTACCAATATGTAGGTGAGGCACCGATTGGTGTAGCCACATCTGCTGCTGATTGGAAGATTTATCGTCTTCATATTACAGGTACAAACTCTGTCAGTCGTGCTTGGGCGGAAGGCTCAGATCTATTTAATAAGGTCTGGGATGACCGGAACACTTATACTTATTCTTAAAAGGATTTATAATGGCTACAGTAATTTATTGTGATGACTTCAGCGAACAACTTGCTCTAGGTGTCCATAATTTTGGCTCTCACGTTTTTAAACTAGCTCTTACTAATACTGCTATTGCTACCAGTGTAACTAATAAGGCTGGTATTACTTCTGAAATAGCTTATACTAATATCAGTGGAGGTGTTAATCCGACTGTTAGTATTGGATCGACGGAAACTACCGGTACTATGACTATTCACGGTGATGAAGTAGTTATTACTGCTACTGGTACTGTTCCTGATTTCAGGTATTACGCTTTGTATAATGATTCCGCCACTTCTCCGGCAGATGCTCTGGTGATTAGTTGGGATCACGGTTCTACTGTAAGTTTAACCAGCGGTGAGACTTTTACGATTAAGTTTAATAACACGAGTACTAACGGTACGATTATGACCGTTGCTCATCCGTAATAGGAGATTATATGACTGACTCCGAACTGCTCGCACTCAAGGCCGCCCTGCTGGCGGACACCGACCAGGCAGTAATCGACGCTGTTACCGGTGGCAACCATACCGAGATTGCCCGCTTGTATAACCTGCCAAGCTCTACGATCGTGTGGCGTACCAGTGTTCCTGTGCCTGAGGTATTCGACGCCATCGTGTGGGCCAATATGACACCGGCCGCTGTACCGGATGGGACGGCGCTCTGGACGAATCGAAATCTCCAGTGCCAGTCCAAGCAATTGGCCTTGCAGACTATCCTGATGGGCCGCGAACAGATCAACGCCACGAAGGCCAACATCCGGGCAGGCTTGCAGGACGCACTAACCGCGATTCCAAGCAAGTCCGATGGCAGCAATCAAGCTGCTGGCTGGCTGGTCGTGGTGCCGGTACTTAAGCGCGCAGCGACCAAGGCTGAAGCTGTCTATGCCACTGGGACGGGTACGGATGCCAACCCCGCGCTGTTGGTGTGGGAGGGCCAGATCAACATCAACGACGTTGGCATGGCCATGAACAGTTGAGGTAGCCCATGGCAAACGAAGCGTATATCCGCAAGGGAACATCGAAGCTCGTTAATGGCGAGGCGGGGGCCGACGTTGCGTTCTCAATGGAGGGGGTTGCCAGTGCCGCTGGCCGAGTATCGGCCCAGATCGATTGGGGCGCCGCGCCACGTCCGGCAATCTATGAGTGGTCGTGTGAGGCGCAATGGCAGGCCACGCCAACACAGGGTGGCGTCCTTGAACTCTACGTTGCTGGTGCGCCGGATGGCGACAGTACGCAGATTGACGGCGACATCGGCGCGTCTGACGCGGCCCTGGGCGACGTGGATATGAGGCGCAACCTCAGGTACATCGGCTGTGTAGTGAGCGAGAACGCCGCAGCCTCTGAAGTTTGCGTCGCGTCGGGCACGTTTGAATTCACGCCGCGCTACATGTCAATCGTTGGCTACAACGGCGGCGGGGCAACCACCAGCGCCACCGATAGCGCATTCCGCTTCAATATCGCCCCGGTGTATTGGCAGGGGCAATAATGTTTGTCCGTCAGAAAGTGCCATGGACGCAGCAGCCACCTTCGGGTGTTGTTGTTGATCCGTCATGGGGCGCCGCGTTCGTGGTATCTCCGTTGGCCAGTGGGCAATTCCGCGACCATGTACAAAACAATCCTGGCACCATTGCTGCCGCAGCCGGCCTGTCTGGCACCACGGCGGGGCGCAGTGTGTTGTTCCCCTCTGGAAGTTGCTACGCGAGCTTACCAACCAATGCCGCGTACAACATGCTCGGTGCAATCACGCTGGTCTGGGTTGGGGTAATCGACACGCTGGCCCAGTATCAATTCCTGATTGCGCGGGCGGCCGGCAATGGCGCCACAAATAACCCTTTTGAGTTCCGGATCAACAACGGCGGCGGAATGCAGTTGCTCCGCGCCAACGCCAGCGGTAATTCGGCGTGGGCCACGGCTCAATCGCCCCCGGTAGGCCGTCCGGTGGTGCTGGTGGCGACGCATGGCGGCAATCTCGCCAACGCTGTTGGCGCGTCGCTGTGGATCGGCGGCGTCTCGTATGCCATTACCCCGACATACACCACTAGCGGAGCCGCAACTGGCAATTCCGAGGATCTGCGGCTAGGCACGCGAGGAGACACCTACACCTACATGAGAGGATCATGCGCCCTTGCTATGGGATTTCCGAGAATACTAACGGACGCCGAGGTCAAGGCGATTTCAGCCAACCCCTGGCAGATTTTCCAACCATAAATGCCAGTCCGCTATCTATTCTTCCCGGCAGCGAGTGGAGGTGCTTACACCTCTGCTACTGATCCTGGTTCTATTACAGTACTTGGATTTACAACAACAGATTTACGTACCTTAATCTCTACAACAAGTACAGGTACTATTAATGTAACTGGTTTTGTTCCTACCGGTGTTAAGTCTAAACTCTCAATAGCAGCTACTGGAGCAATAACATTAATAGGTAGTCCAGTAACTGCCCTACGTGCTAAATTATCTAGTACCGGAATTGGTACAATTTCTGTTACTGGATTTGCTGCTACTAGTTTTGAAACTTCTGCTGGAGCATACACATCCTCGGCTTCTCCAGGTAGTTTCGATATCCTTGGTCAAGTTGCTACAGGTTTAAGAAGTTTAGTCTCGACAACATCAACAGGTACAATTAATTTAACTGGTTCTACTTCAACAGGAACCAAATCTAAACTATCTGTAACTGATGTTGGTAGTATAGCAATTACAGGTAACAATACTACCACATTACGTACTTTTGTTTCGACTACAGCAACTGGTCAAATAACCATTACCGGTTATGGAACTACTAATAGCAGTAATGCTACATTAACTGATTCTGAGAAGATAGATCTTATTTTAGCTATCCTCTCGCACAAACAAGAGTTAAACGATACTACAGGTATCTATACTCTTTGGCAAGCTGACGATACCACTGTATTAAAAACAGCTAATGCGTGGGAAGATGAAGCAATGACTATTCCTTATCGCGGTCGTGGTTTGGCCGTACTTGAAAGAATGCAATAGGAGAAATATATGGCGATCTACTCGCTTGCACAACGTACTACTGTAACGACTATTACCGCCGCTTCTCATGCCTTTTTGTCTCCGGCGACTAACGAAGCTGCTTGTATGGAATGGGGCTACTTCAACGGAGCGGCAACCGCTTGCGTGGTGGGATTTGGTCGCTCTGCCAATACCCCTACCTTGACTGGTGGTGTGGCGTTTCTTCCTGAAGATGAAGGGCGTCCTACTGGTCTGACTCAAGGTGCTGTCGCTTTTGGCACGGCTCCAACTGTCCCGGCTCAGTTCTTCCGTAAGTTCTCCCTCGCTGCTCTGGTCGGTGCTGCGGTGGTCTATACCTTCCCGCGCGGTATTGTGCTTCCTGCTGGCGGTCAAGCCTTGGTTGCGTGGAACATTACCGCGAACTCGGCGGTTGTTGATATTCACGCTGTGGTAGATGAGTAATGGGTCACTCTCTGGACGATCTGCATGGCGACACCATCGTCGCCCAGATCAAGATTAGTATGGGGCGTAGCGGCATGATGAAGGTCGAAGGCTCGATTACTGATTACGAGTTCGCCCTGCATATGCTCGATACTGCTCGTGATGTAGTGAATAACTACCACGGACGGGCTGTGACAATGGATAAGCCGTTAATAGTTCCCGCCTACGATACTTCACTGGTCGGAACGGAGTCTGAGAAGAAACTACTCGCTGCTCGACATGAACTCGCGGACGCGATGTAATGGGCGCTCAGATCGCTTACGGAACGGCAGGGGCAACAGGTGGCGGATTCTCGTCACAGCCAGGAACTCTACAACCGGCTTTCGTCGAAAGCAGTCATGAGCCTCGTTGGTCTTGGCAGCGGCGTAGTCCGAAGACTTGGAAAGACCCGATAGGGTGGTATTCTAATTGGTCATTCGGCTGTCGAGTAGGGTATGGTGATACCAGTGGAGCGGATGGCGCAGCAATGTGTGACTTAACGTACCCTGACCTATACGAACCTTTCTCCTGTGATGGGCCTGGAACGCAGTCGATGAACTTCATTCGTGGCTCATGCAAAGACGCCAGCGGAGTTGTTGTCGCTAATGCCTTCGTACAAGCGTTTGTTACTGCTACGGATGCAATTGCTGGAGAGGTTCAAGCTAACACTGACGGCACTTATTCTGTTGGTGTGCAACAGTCGAAGGTTACACCGCATTACCTTGTTGCCTACAAGGCGGGTAGTCCTGACATTACTGGGGCGACCGTCAATACCCTGCTGCCGACTAATGTAGACGGTACGTAAATCATGGCCGATCAGCGGCTCATTACGCTACGGCCTGGAGATGCGAGTCCTAAGGATATCGTACTCCGTGAGTTACCAGTCGCTGATGCAGCGGCAACAACAACGATTTATCTTTATGCTGGTAACGCAACACCAAAAGATGTTGTTCTAAGAGATCCAACAGTACTACAAACAATATCAGGTTCCTACACTTCAGATGCAAATCCAGGTGTAGTTAATCTAGTAGGTCGTACTACAAGTAATTTAAGAACCTACACCTCTACAACAACCGTAGGTATAATTAACCTTAGTGGTTTTACAGCTACAGCCACTAAGCAAATCATATCTCAAACCAGTATTGGTCAGATTGTTTGTACTGGACTTAGCACTACTGCTTTACACAACAGAGTATCTAGTACTTCAACAGCATCTATTCAAGTAATTGGTTTTAGTACTACAAATACCAAAGCATTAATATCATCAACTGCTGTAGCATCAATTAATATAACTGGTCTAGCTGCTACCGCATTAAGAGCATTAATCTCTAACACTGCTGTAAGTTCAATAGTTATCGGTGGTTACGCAGCAACAAGTTATGAGACTCCGGTTGGTAGTTATACTTCAGATGCTGTTCCTGGGACAATCTCTCTAACTGGTTTTGCAGCAACTAGTACCGCGTCGGGTACCTCCGACACACGATTAGATCAAATCCTGGCAATCTTATTGGGTAAAAAGGTTTATAACTCAGTTACAAAGCTCTGGCGAGTTTATGACGAGAGTGGTATAGAGTTAGCAGATCCAAGTGGAATTCTATTACGAGGTCTTCATGGTTGGTTGTTACAAAAAGACAATGAAAGTATCCCTTCTGAGATTTGGTATGATATAGCAAAACATATCCTCTACACAAACTTAGATGAATTCAAGCAAATCAACAATCAAGATCTATATTTATATGATAACCAATTGGTGAAGAAACTCTCAACTATTCATGTGATGACCTTATAATTATGACTGAACAAATTGAACGTAGGAAAGACACCGATATGAGTGATGTGATTCACGAGAAGCATCATCAATATATCACTACCCTTATCGAAAAAGAGCAGCAGAAGATCGCTTTTAGGCAGGCAGTGATTGAGAAGACAACTGCTTCTCTAATTTGGTCTGCTATTGTTGGTTTGGGTTATGCAGTCTTTAATTACCTTAAAATGGGACTAAGTGTAATCAAATGAGTAAAGGATGGTACTACCATTCAGGTGATTGGAATGCTATCTGCGACTCCTGTGGTCGTAAGTTCAAGGCATCCCAATTAAAGGAACGATGGGATGGGTTAATGGTCTGTAAAGAGGATTTCGAGCTTCGTCACAGCCAAGACTTCGTTAAGACCAAAAACGATAAGATTTCTGTTCCTTGGTCTCGACCTCCTGTAGATGATTACGTTCCTGTTGGTTACATTACTCTGTATATGTACACAGACTACTGTGAAGATCAAAATGATTACGTGAAGGAAAATACGTTATGAGTACAATAGTTTTACGAGCAACAAAGGGATCTCCACTTACTCATACGGAGATGGATGCTAACTTCAGTAATCTAAATACAGATAAGGTAGAAGGACAAGCTTCTTCTGTAGATTCTGAAATTGCTTTGTTTAGCGGTACTGGTGGTAAGACCATTAAGCGTTCGACTGCTACAGGGCTTCTAAAGGCCACTAGCGGGGTACTTTCTGTGGCTACTGCTAACACTGATTATCTAGTTTCTGTATATAGTGATCCTTCTTATTGGATGGGAATTTAAATGACTACAACTGTAAAACAACTTGGACAGTCGGCGATGTCCGCTACGGCGAACACAACGCTCTATACGACGCCAGCCAGCACGAAGACCATCGTCAAGGAAATTCTGCTGTGCAACACCGATTCGGCAGCGCGTACGGTAACGATCAAGGCTGGTGCAAGTCCGGCAACCGCAGTATCGGCGACGATATTGTCGGCGCTTTCACTGGCAGCAGGGGAAACCAAGTTCATCTCGCTATCAACCGTGCTTGAAACTGGGCACCTAATCACTGGTAGTGCCTCGACTGGTGCCGTAGTGTCCTGCACGATTAGCGGCGTGGAGGTGGTGTGATGAGCGGGATAGCGAGTACGGTATCAGAGGGTATCAAGTCGATTCAGCGTGGCACGATTAGCGTCGCGTCAAACACGGGGAGCGGGTCGGCAACGGCAACGATTACCTCGGTTGATACCTCGAAATCCGAGATTCAATTGCTTGGCGCATCTGGGGCTACATCTGGGGCGTATTCTGGATTCACACGGGCAGAACTTACCAACGCCACCACGGTGACAGCGTATTACGTTGGCGGCGCAGTCGGTGGCTCCATCAGCATCGGCTATCAAGTCGTGGAGCGCTACTAATGCCACACGCTCAACTGAATGGCGACAACATCGCCCAAGCCGTAACCGACCAACCCATCGGCATCCCTTGCGAGTGGTCTGACATCGGCAGAAAATGGAATGGAACGGCGTTTGAGGATGTGCCGAACACACCCTCCCGCATTATCCGTGATTGGGAGTTCCGCAACCGATTCACCCAGACGCAACTCGTAGGAATCATGCGGGCGGCGATGCTCGGCGACGACGTTGCCTCTCTGGTCTGGCTGCGCCTCTCGACGGCGAGCGATGGTGTCGATCTGGACGACCCGGACAACATTGCTGGCGTGCAGTATGTGGCGACGATTGATCCGTCGATTGATCCAGTGGTGGTGCTGGCATGACTAATTGGAAAACTGTTGATAGAGATGTATATCTCGATCCTCCTCAAGTAGGAGCATCTGTTAGAGTATGTGATGATGTTGCGTTTAATTGGGTAGAAAACCTCTCACAAAACTCCGCAGAAGGATGCATTCATGTCTCTATAGGTAACTCTAATTATGCCCCTTACGGGGCTTTTAGCGGCTCTAGGACAAGTGATGGTGGTGGGATTGGGCATATGTCACTCTCCTATCAAGATTCTGTAAATACTGGTGGTGGGTCTTGGGGCCATTATGTAGAGACTTTCGTTGCTCCAACAGCCCACCGAGACAATACGGCTTTTGGTGTTGAATATGCAATCATCAATAAGAGAGCTACAGTAGGAGATGTTAATCCCTACCAAATCTCAAATTGGGGTATGGTTGATGGTATTCGTGTAGGTGTAGGTAAGCCCGGTTGTGCTGGTAAAGAGATTAGTTCTCTGATGACCTTTACGAATGTTGAAAACACCGCTACAGCAATTGCTCGTAAGGGTTTGGTGTTTGCTAATAATGTTCTTAAATTCTTTGGTGGGATTGCAGATGCTATCAACTTTGCTATGGGGCATGCTATTAGGTGGTATGATCAGTATGGTCGTCCAGGCCCCGTTATTTATTCCGAAGCTGGTAGTAATTCTGATTACGCTAGTGGTATTAAATTCACTAATGGAGCAATCCACTTTATAGATAAAGCGGGAAACCACCAATTCAGCTTTAACACCATTAGTGGTGCTCTGTATCTCGGTAGTGGGGCCGTTGGCCCTAACGGCACTATTCGTATATTTGTTGGTGGAGTTCCTTACTTAATTACTGCGAGAAAAGAATGACTATTTCTAGTTCTTACAATTACACCACAACTCGTGATGATCTTATCAGTGGTGCGTTACGCTTGCTTGGTGTTATTGGTCAAGGACAAACACCAGATGCTACACAAGTAACAACCGCTTCTGAAGCACTAAACCAAATTGTCAAGGCTTGGGCAGCAGAAGGTTTGCCTATTTGGTTAATTAAGAAGCAGGATGTAACGCTTACTTCTGGAGTAAATACATACTCGATTGGTCTTAGTCAAACCGTTAATGTTGCTAAGCCTTTGAGGATCTACCAAGCTCTTTTACACAACACAAGTACTGAGATAGACATCCCAATGACTCCTAAGTCTCGGGACGAATATCAACGTCTAACTCAGAAAGAATCGGCTGGTCAGCCTATCTTTTATTATTATGAGGCTCTGCGGGAAACAGGTAATCTATATGTGTATCCTACACCAGATAGTGTATCTGCTGGTGCTAATACGGTTCAGATTATATATCAATCTCCGTTAGCAGACTTTGATGCTTCCACAGATGAACCTGATCTTCCTCAAGAAGGTATTCGTGCTCTTAAGTGGGTACTAGCTGATGAATTGTCTTTTGAGTATGGTTACCCAACAAAAGAGAGGCAAGAGTTGCATATGCGTGCTGAACAACTGAAACAAGAGTTTTGGGGATCAGTTCAAGAAGAAAGTAGTCTTTACTTCCAACCAGAAATTAGGAGATTTTAATAATGAATGATTACCTATCAACTCTTTTTACAAATAAGCCTGGAACAGGTTTAGATGCTAATGGTAATCTGTTAGCTGGCTGGAAGTACGGTACTTATAGTAATGGTGTTGGTCAAGGTACTCCACAGCAGATAGGTTCTTTAGGTTTGCTTGGTCAGACAGTAACTGGGAATACTCCTCCGGCTGCTGGAACGTATAACCCTAATATCGTTCCAGGTCCTGTGGGGGCTGGTGGTTTATCGTTTAACTACAATACTCCAACGAATAATAATCTATCGAATCTACCAAACCTGAATACTACCCCGACGAATACTGGAAATGATCTCTCCTTAGGGCTACCGGCCTTGTATCCGCGTCGTAGGGCTGATCAATCGTTTAATCGTGGGAATAACTATTTTAATATGAGTAGTGGTAATTATCAAAATAGGTTTGCTTAATTATGGCTAATCAACCAGTTCGTCTTCCTCTGTTAGGTAATCCGACTAACAGACAAGCTGACGATACTAAGGATCAACGTTTCCTAAATTGCTTTCCTGAGATGGTTAAGAATGACATCTCCGGTACTCAGAAGTTATTTGTTCTGAAGCGTCCAGGTACGGAGCAATACCATCAACCCGCTGGTGCTACCGGTGAGGGTCGTGGTTGTTACGCTTGGAATGGTTACTTCTTTACAGTTATTGGGAATAAGTTGTACGCTACGGATATTACTGGAGCACCGATTAGTTCTGCTATTAAGACCTTGGCTACTTCCACTGGTGCTGTTGGTTTCGTTGAGTTCTTAGGTGCTAGTCAATATCTGGTTCTTGTTGATGGAACAGATGGTTACTACATTAGCACTACCAACGTAGTAACTGAGATTACTGATGTAGATTTCCCAACACCTCACCAAGTTACTCCAGTTTTCATGGATGGTTATCTCTTCCTGATGAAAGATACGGGAGAGATCTTTAATTGTGATGTAGGTGATATTACCTCTTGGAATGCGACCAACTTTATTGAAGCTGAGTCTTTCCCGGATGCGGGTATTGCAATTGCTCGTCAGAATAATCTACTTGTAGCTTTCTCGGAACGTTCTACGGAATTCTTTTATGATGCTGCTAATAGTTCAGGTAGTCCTCTTGCTCCCGCTACTCAGTACATCAAGCAATATGGTCTAGCTTCAGTAGGTTCGATTGCACAAGAAGAGTCCATGCTCGTCTTTGTAGCTAAGAGTGGTACTGGTAACTCTTTCGTTGTTGCTAACGAAGGTACCAAGGATACTATGATCTCGACTGCTGCAATTGACCGGATCATTAATGCGGAAGGTACTTATATTACCGATTCGTGGGGATATCTGGTTCGTCAATTAGGACATATGATGTATGTTCTAAACCTTCCAGCACAGAGTAGAACCTTAGTGTATGACTTCTCTATGCAGATGTGGCATGAATGGAATTGGCAGGACTCTTCAGATGTTCAAGGTGTTCTCCCGTTTATCTCTAACATGGAAGCAGATAACGGTCTCTTCTACCTACATCAAGCGGATGGTTACATTTACGAGATGCGGTTTGATCTGTACCAAGATGGTAACGGAAAGCCTATTAATACACTGATTCAAACCTCACGTTATGATGGTGAATCCGCCAAGATTAAGTTCTGTGCTAAGACTGAAGTTATTGGAGATCATCAAACATCATCTAATAATCTTACAGTCTATTGGTCTGATGACGATTATAAGACTTGGACTACGGGACGTACTGTAGATTTATCCAGTAGAGCATTCCTATATCGTTGTGGTTCTTTTCGTCGTCGTGCCTTCCTACTTACTCATACCGCTAATTCTCGACTCCGTTTAGAAGCTCTAGAACTAGAACTGATTGTTGGTGTTCATTAATGGCTAACGCACTTCCTCCACCTCCTGGTGGTAATATCTCGGATAGTTGGGTCTGGAACGAATGGTTTCGGATTGTCTGGACTAAACTTAATCAAGTAATTTCCTCAGTTGTAGTTTGGTCTAGTATTAACTTCACTGGTTCCAACATCACTGATATTGCTACACGAAATCATAACAATCTTCAGAACATTCAAGGTGGTACTTCAAATGAGTATTATCACCTTACAAACACAGCATATACCGCTCTAGGGAGCACATCTACTCTAGCAACTAACGCTACTTCTGGTTTCTTGTGTATCCCGTCTTGTGCTGGTACTCCTACAGGAACACCCACTCTTCCTTACACAGGTGCTGTACCTCTAGTTGCGGATTCGACGAATAACAAAATTTATGCATACATTAGTAGTGCATGGCGTGTTCTAAATTAAAGAGGATAAGGTAAATGGCGTACTCATTCAGCAACAAAAATGGAACCACCTACATTAATATGGATGGTCAGGAATATCCTCTATTTAACCGATGGGATAATACTGATCCAATGCCGGAGAATTCTACCGGGGGATATTTTGGGGTAGATGGCGATACTGGTTATTACGCCAGTGATGTAGGTAACGCCATTCTGGGACAGTTTGGTCTTTATCAACCGACAAAGATCGACAGTATTCAGGGATGGCTCGAACGTAATAAGCAGGATATGGCTTCTCAGGATAAATCGAATGCTATTGCTACAGCTTTATCCTTGGCTGCTATTGGTGGTGTTGCTGCTCCGGCATTTATGGGTGGAACGGCTGCTACCAGCGGTGGTATGTCGCAAGCAGTTGAATTAGTTAAAGCTGGTTTTCCGTATACTGAAGCTGCTAAATTGACTGGTGTAAGTGAAGAAGCTTTATTTGCTGCTCTAGATACTGGTGCTGTTGGTACAGCAGGTACAGCGGCGGCTGGTGGAGCCTCTAGTAGTAGTTGGTTATCTAGCGCACTAGGTACTGAGGGTGCCTCCCTTGTAAAAGGACTTGCTCCTGATCTCTGGAAAGCTATTGTTTCTGGTATTGCTACTGATAAGCAGAAGAGTGATTTTGAGGAACTAGCTAACAAAGCTGCGGAGATGGCTAATCCAGGTGCATATTTCCAGCGAAATACTATCTGGCCTGCCCTAGAAGAAGCAATTAAAGCTGGTAATAAGCCTAATGCGGATACCTTAGCTGGTCTGCATGAGTTGATGCAGTCTGGTGCTGATCCAAATAGTGATCTTCGGAAGCAATCTGCAAACGGTTTTGCAGCAGCCAACGATCTTGTCACTAATCCTATGGATAACTCTGGTTACTCATTGGCGGATCAAGCTGCACAATTGTATGCTTCGTTGAATAGTGATCCATATAGTAACCCGCTAATTAGTCAGACGTTCCAAAATGCTATGGAAGCCGCTGCTCGTAAGAGTGCTGCTTCTGGTCGTTTGCAGGGTGGTAACTTCCTTGCTGATTCTCGGAATGCTACTACTGGTGCTGTTGTTGATGCTTCTGGTAAGCTCGGTACTCAGTACGGTAATGCTATTAACTCTGGTATGAATATGTACGATACCCAATTCAAGGATGCTCTGGGTCTTGGTACAGGTGCTGCTGGAACCGCTAATCAGAACATCTCAGCAGGGGCCCAAGGTCTTGGTAGTCTAGCTAATCTTCAGCAAGCGGATTCTAACTACATTGCACAACTTGGTAATTTAGCTGGATTTGGTAAACCTGAAAATGCTGCTGCTGCTTATGCTGCAAACCAAGGTGCTGCCAATAAGATAGATCCTTGGACAACGGCTCTGTACAACGGTGGCACTAAGATTATTGATTCCTTGATTAGTAAGTGGTAACAGGAGATTAGATAAATGCCTAATGCGATGGATTATGACGCTCTAGCAAAGATGTTTGCTTCTGAGCAAGACCCGCGTCAAATTACTATTACTGATGCGCTGCAAAAGCCGGAGAGGGATCGAAAGATTCAGATGCTCTTGGAAGAGGCTCGTGCCCAACAACAGTTTGAGAACCAACGTAATCTTCAAGGTGATCAACTGAAGAATGACTATATGCGGGCACAGATTGCACAGATGCAAGCCGCTGCAACTCGTGAGAATGGTACTCAAAAAGCTAATCTTATGAAAGAACAGGCTTTGGAGAAAGCTCGACGAGCGGCTGGTATTCTTTCTGGAATCAAATCATCTTACGATCTTCCAGGTATGGATAGTTCTCCTGCTTTAGATTCCTTTGTTAATGACAAGGAGATTCCTGAAGAGGCCAAGAGATTCTTACGTCCTGATCCTAAGACTTCTAATTATACCAAACAAGCTATTGACGCTGCTATTAATCATCTTAACGGATATGATCCTCTACAGATGAAACAGTTGGGTATTCAGACCCGTGAAAGTAATGCTAATCTACGTAATGAAAATACGTTAGATTCCGCAGAGCTTCGGAAACAGTGGGAATTAGAGCAAAGAGCAAAGCAAGCGGCAACTAAAACTAAGGTCGATGAGGCTAGTGTTCTTCGTGAATTCGAAACTAAGATTTCTAACAACACAATTACAGATAATGAACAGATGCTTTATGATCTGATTAAGAAACGTAGGTTGGATGAGAAGGCTGCTAGTGCTCTAGCCAATCCGAATCAAACGCGACCTCTAATTGATCCTAGTAGTATTGGTATTAAGACCACTACACCTCTTCAAGAACGCAGCAAAATTGAAGGAACCAATAAACCTGCTTTACCTGCTGGATGGACAATGAAATAATGCCTACTTACTCTTACAAAGGTTACGATTTTGATGTAGATCATAATCCTACAGAGGAAGAGTTTGCCCAACTCTCTAAATACGTTGATACTCTTCCTCCTAAGGAAACAAAACCTAAAGAGTCCCAAAAAGATGACTCCATGATGGAGAATGCGAAAGAACTAGCTAAAAAGAGTTGGGGAGATCGTGCCTTAGAAATGAGTATACAAGGACCAGCCGAAACTGCTTTGGGGCTTATTACAGGATTTCCCGGATTTGTGTCTGGATCTTTAGGCAAAGCTAAATCACTTCTCACTGGTAAGATGACAGATGCGGAACTCGAACAAGCTGCCAAAGAAGCTACTCCAAGTTTGTTTAATAAAATTACCTATGAACCAAGAACCGAGGCGGGTAAGATGTATTCTAAGGGTGTATCAAAAGCCTTTGAAACGGCTGGAGATGCACTCGGTGGTATTGGTTCTGGTCTTCGTGCTGGTGTAGAGGCTGCTTTAGAAGGTTCTGGTCAAACTGGTGCTCAACGTAAATTTGAGGAGTACCAAAAAGTTGTTACACCTGTAACTAAGGCACTGCTTGAGATTGGTATGGTTGGTAAGGGTGCTAAAAACCTTAGGGATAACTACGTCCAAAAACAGCAGGACATTGTTCGGAAATTGGTTGTTGAGGAAGAAGCTAAGAAACAACCTACTCAGACTCAACCACAAGGTGAGTTATTCCCACAAGGACAAAGCCGTATTACTGGTTTTGAACTTAATGAGAAAACGGGTCGGATGGAGAATCAACGTACTGGGGAATATATTGATCCTATGGATAATACTATCCGTAAGACGGGTGAGCCAGTTACATATGAAAAGCCTATTGCTCCTGAATACCCTGAGCAAGCTGTCCCTCCAATGGAGGAGGGACTCTTCTCTAAGGAGAATCTTGCTCGTAACGATCCAGTCCTAAATGATCCTACCCTACCAAGACTTCCTCCTGAAGAACCTCGACTAGCGGAAAGCGAGCAACCACTCCCAGAGTTACCGATGGTTGATAACTCCCTGATTAGTCCTCTTGGTGGTGTAGGTAAGAAACAAGGTGGTGCTATTAATTTTGGTTTTGGGGAGAAGATTACTAAAGCTTTTTCTCCAAAGACCTTTGAGGAGTTTGCTAAGGATTTCTACGAAAAGAATCCTGATTTAGCTAATGCTTCTGAGAGTAGTGTTCGTGCTGCTTACGAGAAGATGTACCCTATGAAATCTAAGGGTGCCCTACAAGCCAAAGCTTTTGGTGATTTAATAGGAGATAAAGATACGTACAATAAGTATGAGTCTCGCCCTGTTATGGATGATCCCTTAGGTGAAAAATCTGTTGAACGTATGAAAGGTTTGTCGGGTGCAGATTCAGAACCTCTTGGTGTAGTTAAAGCTAATGTTATGTCCGCTGGGCGTATGCCTAGCTGGATGTCTAAGTCTCCTATTATTCACGAGGGAATTCAATTCATTACCTCAGTGAAGGATCATTATCGTGTAAAATCTGCGGATACAATGTCTCCCATTAACAAAATGTTCAATGCTTCCGAACGAGGTCTCTCTCAATTTGTTAAAGGGATTAAGGATACGTGGCGTGAAGCTGCTGAAGTGTTGTCTGTTCGTCGGGAACATGAATTTGATCCTACCTTTGATCCTAAGACTCAATTCTCTGGAAAACAGCTTGAGTTATTTACTAAGATTGATGAAACCCTTAAGAATCTCTACACTGAAATCAACGCTCGTAGGAAACAACTTGATCCGAAAGCACAAGATCTTCCGCAGTTACCTTACTACTTTACGTCATTCTTTAAGGGGGATTGGGCTGTTCCTGTTTTTGATTCTACTACTGGACAGTTTCTTTTTAATCTTCGGGAAACTAAGAAAGCTGATGCCATTAAAGCTCAAGAATGGGTGAATCAACAACAAGGAATGGTGGCAAAAGAAGTAGGGTTGTTGAAGCAGAGTAAGTATGTCGATAAGAAGATGGATGCTGCCTCTGATTTTGATACTCTTCTTAAAACTTTTGGCTCTAATGATCCAGCAGTTGTTGCTGCTATGCAGCGGTTAGCTAACTCTAGTAAGCGTAAAGCCGGTAATACGGCTGGTATGCCTAATCGTTTCTTAAATAAAGAAGGTCGTTTTGGTTCCTTAGGAGATAAACCTTGGTTAAGTGATAAGGAAAACTACTACGGAAATAAAGAAGCCCTCACTAGGTATGTTGAGGGTGCTAATGATTGGTTAGCTAATACTCAAATTGCTAAGTTTAGTGAAGGTATGCTTAAAGCAGAGAGGGATATTAATGCTCCTAATGCAGTTAAGTTTATTCAAGATTACTCTGACTACGTGATTGGAAAGAAGGAAATAGCCTCTCAGATTACTAAGGGGGTGGATTCAGCAATATCTCACTTTTTTAATCGGAGTACTGGGGATGCTACGTCCGGTGTTCGTACTTGGGCCAATGCTTTAACTGCTCAGTATATTGGTTACTTCTCTCCACGAGCCATGATTCAGAACGTGTTTCAACCTATTTCTGCAACTGTTCCTAAAATGTTAGAGATGGGTCTAATGGAGGGGTACAAAGGTAATCCATTTACTGCCTTAATGGTTGGTATGGTTGAAGGTGTTTTGGATTCTCTTGGTCATGCTACACATCTACCATATAAAACACAAACCCTGAAATTCAAGGAAGCAAATCACGTTGTGGATGCTCACCTAGTTGAATCTGGTGGCACTTTTAAGAATGTGTTTGCTAATGATATATATGATGCCGCCGCTAATTTTAGTGTTGCAGCTACAGAGGCATTAGCTCGTTCCCAAGGGTTTAGTATCTTTTATCACTACCTGAAGAGTAGTGGTATGGATTCTGCTAAGGCTATGGATATGGCTAAGAATCTCACCAAAGAACATATGGTGAATTATGAGCAATATGCAAAGCCTCAGATGTTTGGTGCTACTGGGATTGTTGGTGAAATGGCTGGTAGGTTACAGACATATAAGATGAATGCCACTACCCAGATGGCTGAGTACCTAACTAAGATGAACCACAATCCGAAGACTTGGATTCCGTTCTCTACAGCACTCGGTATTAATATTGCTCTAGCTGGAGCAATGGGGGTGATGGGGATGGATGTTGCTGAATTACTCTGGAAGGGGGTTCAATTAGCGGACCAGAAGATTACAGGTGGTAATAATGAAATTCAAGAATGGACCCCTAAACGGTTTATTTTTGAGACTCTACCTTCCAGTATTAGTATGGGTACTCTTTCAACTGCGACGGGTATGGATCTTTCAGGGGCTTTTGCTCAGAACTTAGTTGGTGATAATGCTGCTCAGTCTGTGATGCCTATTGTTGGAGGTATGATTAATCAGGTAGCTGCTGTTCCTCAATTACTTTCCTCTAGTAATGACGCGGACACAGCTAAAGCCTTATCTTCTTTTACTCCAACAACAGGAAAACCTTATGTAGAAAGAGCGTTTTCTACCATGAAGCGTCTTGATGGGGAAACCCAAGTTCTATCCCCTACTACTGGGAAGACTGTCTATAAGGGACCAGATCAAGGCTACGCTAAGGGGACGACAGGTTTGCTTACTGGTGAAGGGCTTTTATCTAATATTAGAACACTAGATAGGGGCTATAAGGCGTATGAGAATAAATTTGATACCGAATATAATCACGGAATCTCTGTGAGATTGAAGGGTATCGAGGACAATACCAATAAAGTAGTTAATGATGTTGTCAAAGCCGCTGTTGCTGGTAAAGATAACCCATTTGCTAAAGCTACTATCGGTAAAAACTTCATCAAATACGTCGAAATTGGTGGTGATCCGAATGACTTACTCAATAAAATTAACAATCATGTCCAGAGTCTAGCAATTGGAGATAAGTTAGTTGAGGAACTGTCCAAAGATATTACTCTTCGGAATAGAAAACAGATCCAACATGCATTTGAGTTATATCAGAGGAGACAAGAACATGGGTCTGCTACAACTTCAAAGTAAATTTACGGTTCAGGTAGCTAAATTAATTCTTAAAGCTCAGGAACTAGGATACGAAGTTACACTAGGGGATGCCTACCGTGATCCCCGTGTATTCGGACCTATGGGTGAAAAGAAGGGTTATGGACAAGCTAATAGCTGTCACAAGCTTCGTCTTGCTATTGATCTTAACTTATTTGTTGATGGGGAGTATAGGACTGATACCGAAGCTCACCGTCAGTTAGGTGAGTGGTGGGAGTCCCAAGGAGGATCTTGGGGAGGTCGCTTTTCGATTCCTGATGGAAATCATTATTCCTTTTCCTATCAAGGATTCCAATGACTAGAAGGAGGTGATTAAGATGGGTTGTAAGAAGCGTGGTGGAGGTAAGAAGAAATGAACATTGATTGGGAATCTTTACTCAAACTTTTACAGTCAGGAGGTGATCAACCATCTCCTTCCGCTGGTCTGATGCAATTGGCGGGAGGTTCTCGTCCTTGGACATCATATCAAACTGAAAAAGCTCTACGAGAAATGGAGAAAAGTAACGCACCAGTACCTGTACAAGAGTTACAAAATATTCGTAGTGAAGGATTCTATGGAAAACCTGACCCAAATTTAACACACACTGTTGGAAATACGCGAGTGTCTGAAAAAGATTACCAAGCATGGTTACGAGCACAACGAGCATTAGATGCAGCTAACAGATTGAAGTAATGAAAACGGGGGCGAAAGCCCCCGTCTTTTTTAGTACACGATAAAGATGAATCGAACGATCAATAGATCCACTACAATACCAAACTTAAAAGGTTCATCAAATTCAGCATCGTCTGGACCTATTAATTCTAAACCTAACATTACTCCACTAATAAGGTTAAATTGAAATCCGAACATCATAACAATACTAACATCAAAATTAGAAATACGCTAAAGGATTTCATGAGCCGCAACTTCCACCCTTACCACTAATGATACATATATCACTCTCCTCGAATACGGTTCCTTTATGTTGTAGTGCTTCCTTATAAGGTATTTCTACCAAAGGCTGTCCTCCACGGGAATTATCAGGATAAACAGTTAATCCTCGAAGACCAGAGGCATACTTGGCTAGTATTCCAGCAAATTTAGGAACAAGACTTTCGTTATTAAATTCAGTTTCCCAAGAAGGTAGATTTAATGTGCTACTAATACTCATATCAACATATTTTTGACAGTCTGCTTGGAATTTGATTCGTTTTTCGTAGTCATGGCTTAGTTTGTAGGCTGTTTCAATCTTATCTGGATCAAGATCATACTCTTTAATCAGTAAATCTGCGGTTGAATCTACGACGTATTCGTATTTCCACTTAGTTCCTTCTGTGAGATATCGTCGTTTGTAGGCGACTGCAAAGAGCGGTTCAATTCCTGTTGTTGTTCCCATTTTGTTATCGCTAGGCTCTTTATCCTAGCATCTATATGTTTCCACATAGTTCAGACTATATCATCATCCAAGTAGGATGTCGGGCGCTCGTGGGTGGATTATTCTTTCGTCACCACCTAGTCGTTGCTCCTTCCAAAACCCTTTTAGGTGTTTTGGCTTGGATCAGAATTGCCATGTTTTTCTAGTAGAAGTTTGCTCCAGTAGAGTAATTCTTCTAATGAATAGTTATTTTTAAGTCTATTAATCTCTTTATGCACCCACCAAACGTTGTCTTCTGTATATCCTTTTGTGTTGTCTATTCTATCTACAGAAGCGGTTATCAAATCCCAATTAACATTTGAGTTCTTAATTGACGGCTCTAAAGTCAATTCAACATTAGTTAAGGCACAACGCGCGTTTTGTTTGTTATACAAATCCCAAAGAAATTCAATACTAAGTTGGAAATCAATTCCTCTACGCTGTGCTCCATGCTTGATAGCACTAAAGTGTGTCATTGATAATCCGCCAATTCCCTTGAAATTCGTAGGTGGAGGATACTTAGCTGCTGTCCTCTTACTAGCACAAGATTTACAACTAGTTGTACGCCCTGTCTTCACCCAATCTTTACGCTTAATTTCGACTTTACCACAATCACACTGCACTTTCCACATCAAACGATTGTTGTGTTTGACCTCTTCAAGTACAGTTAGTTGGTTAAACTTATTCATACATTCTCCTTTTGTAGTGGTTCTATACATATATTATAGCACAACAATTGGAGTTTGTCAAGTTAAATTTAGGTTTTTTCTGAATTCACCCAATTCATTCCATTAATTACTTAATGAACGGCCAGATTTTGTTTAGCAAGGATACCAATACTTCCTGTAGGCGCAATTGCGCGATAAGCAACTGGTCTAGATATGTAGAGATGATCGCAATGTTCGTTAGCGGCTGATTCTGAGATGTCATGATAGACCTTTAACCATTCGTGTAATTCAGGTACTACTTCATAGCTGTAACCCCTTTTAAGTAACCATTCGTGGATACCCATAAGGCCCAATCCAAGTCTTCGATTTTTCTCTCGAACTTGATACACCTTTTCATAAGGTAGATCCGCTCTAAGCGTTCCGCAGACCAGAAACTTCGAGGCGAGGATTGCCACACTCTTAAATTCAGCAAGAGATGCGATATTGCCAAGATTGATCGAACCAAGATTACACACATCAGAATCATCTTCAGAGGTAACCTCAGTACAAGCATTACGAAGGGTTTCATTCTGCTTATCTCCAAAGTTAAAAGAGAATCCAGGTTCTCCAGTCTTCATAGCTAACTTACAGTTCTCTAAGAATACAGGATTATTAGGATCAAACCCCCAAGAATCGTTGTAATTCACAGAGATATTAGTCATATCGAGGGAAGCAGGGAAATTGAAGTCCTTCCCTTTTTGCTCACGGACTAACTCAGACCAGTTCTTTGCTCTAAGGAAGAGAGGAATGTCCTCGTGTTGGAAATCAAGGCTTGCATAAATTGCGGATCGTCTGCTGCCACCCTGCATAACATTTCGTCCAACCTCATTAATGATGTGCATGAGAGGCACAGGGCCACTAGCCTTTCCTCCAGTTCGTCCCAATGTTCTACCACTTGGACGTAATCGTGAGTAGTCAATCCCAATTCCGCCTCCTGTCATCAAGCAGGACATAGCCCGCCAAGTTACTGCACTCCACTCTTCTCGGGTATCCTCTTCAGCACGTAACAGATAGCAATTGTTGTACGCTTTAAATTCCCTACCGGCGTAGTACAGATATCGTCCTCCGGGAATGAACTTCATCTCCTTAATCATTTCGGCCAGATCTTTTCGATCTGAATCCGACATCAGCGCACGTTCCGTGCTCCACCTCGTACCGCACACATCCTCTACAACACGATCAGCTAGATCATCCCAGGTGTCTCCTGGACCTTGACTATATTTGAGTCTAAAGATGTTTTCCGCAAACGAGTTTTTGAACCTTACGTGTTCCATTATTACCCTCTAGTTTTTCCCACATTTCCCGTAATTCTTCCCGTGTTTCTTGAGCATTCCAACGATCTAACCGTTCCCGCTTAGACAAAACCACCCGCTTTCCACGGGTGATTTCGTCCTGCATACTATCTACAGGTTTCAACGTACTGTCCCCTTCGCTTTCTCCCAAGTTCTGGCTCCAGCGTACCCTAAGTAGCCTACACCAAATAGAGCATATAGATCACTAGGAATAGCTATTAACCACTGCTTAAACCCAATAGATATATTGGATGCGATAGTAGGATCATAAGCTGATATAAAACCCATAGGTAGGCCAAACAAGAGAAGCAAATAAATAACATACATAAAACTAGGTCTAGCGCGGCTGGTCCAGGGATCAGGACTTTGAGCTTCTGCCAGAATTGCACTAAGTTGTGTTTTAAAGAGTTCAAGCTCACCACGTTGTTGCATCTCCAAAAGAACTAATTCAGCTTGGGCTTTCTGTGCTGGATCAGGAAATAGTCGTTTAATTAACTCTGATCCAAGGTTAAATACACCATCAATTACTGGAATAGGGATCACCTGTTATCTCCGTTTCCTTGTAGAGTACCACGTACTTTTCGACTCTGTAGTTTCTTGTAATTCTCTTCTAAGATGTAATCAATATCTAGATTCAGAGAGTCACAGAGTCGTGCAACATACCAGCAGACATCTCCAATTTCTCCGACCATGGCACAGGTGTTAATCTCTCCGTCTCGCAACAATTTTTTAATTTTACCGGCAACTTCTCCAGCTTCTGACACGAGTCCCAGTCCGAGATATGCAAATTCTTCGTTGCTACCTGATCCTGCTTCTGGGTATATTGCTGTTTCGATTGTGCGGTGTTGATATTCTTTAAATTGCATTCTTTGTTCTCCAACTCAATTAGTAGTTCTAGGAAGTGAATAGCTTTCTTAAGATCTTGAATCCCATTCTTATTACGCCAACGGCAAGTATACTTAATTACACTACCTTCAATAAAAGGGATCTTATTTGCGGTGATAAACTCTACAGGTTGAATCTTCATATCCTTATAGTGATTACCACCTTCTTGTTTATTCAACGCTGTGGTCATAGGTGCACATTTCATAAATTTCATGGGATGGATCAATTACATAACCGTTTGCGTGTAAGAAATCTAGGAAAAAGGGTAGGATCTCTGACCAAGACATATCTCGGTGAAGTTGAAAATTTAAACGCACGTCCCGATTATCTCCATAACGATTAAAAGAGTACTCTACCATATGTTCTTTCATTAACCTGCTCCTGTCATCTTAGTGTATTGAGTCTTCTCAGATAAAGCTTCCTTGAACCACGTACCACAATCCTTACAGCGATATCGCTTATATTTACGAGTAGTTGAGTAGTAGTATCCTCGTGACTGGAAGTTAATCGAACCACAATTTGGACAACAACTGAATTCTTTATACGTACTCTGATTAGGATGATCCTTGATCCACGGACGAAGAATGTTATATAACTGTTCAAGTAGAGTTACATCATGACGATTGTATTCCTCCATCTTTTTCCAAGCTTCTGGAATCATCGCCATACAATCAACCCACAACTTAAAATCAGTATCTAGTTTCTTACCTAGACCTAACCTTTCACAAACATAGTCAAGCTTATTACTAACGAACTTAAACTGATTCCGAACAGTACGCAGAAGATCAATGTTCTTATATGGTGCAGGAGGTCCAAATCCGTTGAGAACAAACTCCTTATTGAGAACTGGAATGTCGAAATTGTTGCCGTTATAATGGATAACAGCGTCAGCCTCAGAGAGAAGTTTGTGGATACCAACTAACATCTCCTTTCGTGGAGAGTTGTAGATAGAATCAAAATATACGTGAGAATCATCTAACCATTTAGCTGTGTAACACAATACTTCTGAGCTATCAATCAATCGAGCTAGTGGAATGTTCTCTTTCCAGAGACTCCATACATACGCTGTACTCGGACTTGTCTCCACGTCAAGCAGTAGTATGTTCATAGTGGAAATTCCTCTGGGAGATAGGCATCTGGGGCATCTAATATCGTAGTTATAGGTCGTTGAAGCACAGCCTCAATATGACCCAACAACTGAAAAACATTACCCATAGCAGGAACATCATCCAGGTCAAACTTCGCTATGCTCTGATAGCTACGACATAAATCCAGAATGTCAAATAAATCTTTAATACTAAGATCGTGACCTTTTGGATCATCGGTAAAGGTTAATCGTAATTCCCGACGTAATGTAATCAATTTTCCACTCCCACATAATAATCATCAGGTAACAAACAATCAGCTAGATGAGCAATCTGGTCGCGCCTACTTTCTTCATATTCAGTAGAAGTCGTAGCATCTAAGAGAGTTTCAAACAACAGATTAAACTCATCTTCCGACACATCAACAAGTGAGTGTGTGTCGTTGTCATGACTAATCCATCTCATTAGTGTTTCTCTCCCGACTGGACAACTAGATCATCTACCTTCTTCGATTTAGAGCTAAGGAAATTAGTAGCACCTTGAGCAAGAATTACATTCAATCCTACCTCAATTACAAAATCCAATTCTTCATCCAGTAGATTTCCCTTGAACTCCACAGTACCATTTTGTGTTTCAATTGTCTTGTTGATTAGCATCAAATGATTCCTTAATTAGTTTTGTTAATTCTCGTGGTGTGAGAGGCTTAGTCTTAGAGCAGTACCAAGTAAATCCATTTTTCTCTGCCCAAGTCCAATACTTAGTCATAGATCCTTTTCGGATAGGAACATTAGCATTTTGGAAGTAAAGAACAAAGTTAATCTTAGGATACTGCTCTTTTACACAAGCCATTTTATATCTATCTTGAGATGTAAATTTACCCTTGGTTTCAATTACTAGGTATTCATTGATGTAGAAATCAGGTGTGTATTTATGGTGGGTCTCTGGTACTCTGTAAGATACTTTTGACTTCTCATATAACTCAGTAAGCTCAAGATTCTCAGCTACAGTTTCTTCAAATATAGATTTGAATGGTGGTTTAGGTTTCCTTGGTTTTCGTTTATACATATAAATTAGTGGTTAGATCCAATTTTTTCGGATGCGCTCGATCAGTAAAAGAACCATCATCGCACCAGCTAGTAGGATACCATTGATCTTCAATCGGCTCATGATACGCACCTAACAATTGATTTTTAGTTTTCATTAAGACAACTGCTGCGCTTCCTCCTCTAGTTGAATATTTAATACCGAGTTGGAAAAAAGGTTTGTTGCGTTGCTCCATATGTCTCCCTCAAAACGCCAAAGGTGCATCAACTTCCCATTCATAAGCATACGTTCGTCGTCGTTGTATTGTTCCCTAACGATATCAAACATATCTTGTTCGTTATCTTGAGGATCAATCAACTTTGCTGCACGTACTTTACCAATCCTATCTACACCACGTATGTTATCGGATGTGTCACCAATCATCATGTTTCGATAGAAGGACTTCAAACCATCCAACGGTGTTACATCTAGAAACAAATCCTTTACAAAGTTATAATGTTTCCCTGGAACCTGAAGCATATCCTTATCAATAGAGCAGATGATTGTGTCTTCTGTCTGTGCCATTGCTAGCGCATCATCAGCTTCGATTCCGTTTGTATAAACACCTTCCCATTCTTTGACTAGATAATCCTTACACATCTGCAACCAACGAGGTTTAGGTTGTGTTCGATTAGCTTTGTATTCTGGGAAAATACTATACCTAAAATTAACTCCTCCAGAGATGAATAGTTTATACGTATCTGCATGAGTGGCTCGTAGGATGTCATCCATCAACTTATCCATACGAGATGTAGCAATCCAATCATCATCATTCTCTGCTGTTGCAGCACACCTGTATGCTATAAGGTCACCGTCTACTAACGAAATCATTGATTAGTTTCTCCAGCCAATCGAGCAAGATCACCTTGCTTTTTAAAAATCGTTGGGGCAATACTTTCTAGATGCAGTGCAATCTTATGAGCTACACTCCGAGCTTCCCACTGAGCGGATTTGTCTTGTCGGTTTCGTAGAAAATCCGACCATGCTTGAAAGTTGCCGGTGGCGTACATACTAGTGGCAATTCCATTTGGGAGGACGTATCTGGCATCTTCTTTCCGTACACCAGCTTCGATAAGTTCGTCGTAAATGCGTTGTACGAATTGATAAGCTCCGCTAATTTTTCCGTCACTTCCTGTGCCTGGATAAACAAAACTTGCTCCGTGCTGCTTGACATATCGTTGTGACTCCTGAAGAAAATCTAGATGTTTCGCCCGAACAATCTGATGGCTACAAGCCCGAGAAATACCAGACACAAGAAAAGTGGCGGAAGCAAAGCGAAGGGTAGCGAGATGATTAAGATCAAGCAACTTATTAATCCTTCGATCACAAGCAGCTTCGCTAAGATCAGCGGCATAGCAAATCGCCGCGTAAGTTGAGATTCTCCGCTCCGGATTCTCGGTATGATCTACCATTAACACTTCCATTTTCGACTCCATTCATGCCCACAATCGGGACACTTATAACCAACTGTTCGATCTTCATAAAAATCATATATACCTATCTGCCGACCCCAATGGCCAGTGGTTTTAGTTGCTCCATACATTTGTGCTGTTTGTAGTGCTTTCTCTTCATCCTCATATTCCTTTAGAAAGTGTTCGTAAATCAGACCACCTTCTAAATTACTGTTACACTTAGGACAAATCATCTATGCTCCTAAAGGATGGGATTTGTTATACGTTCGGCGTCACTTGCATGACAGGATTACCCATCCCTCAGCAAGCCCGTAGATAGGCCCGCGCAGGATGTGCGTCACCACTCGACCAGTTGCGCGTCCGGTGTATTCCAGCGGGAGGTTTGGTAGTGGGTGGTTGTTGTGCATCTGCCACCCTGCATACTTCGTTTCTCGCAACGTTAGCATGTCTCCGACCGAGAATCCACGGTCGTCCTTACGCAGTTCGTAGGTCTTTCCACCGTCGATCATCGCTTGGAACACTACCGGGTCGGTCTTCAGTTCGTGGTTCATTGTTCGTCCTTTCTCGGTGCAAGGCCGGTTAAGGCGTTGTTAGGTTTCATATCCGGGCCGCTTACGATACTGCGGCGTTGGTGCCGTCCGAGTGCCCCCGAACCTTCGGCTCCGCTACGCAGAACCGCCAACCGATTAAGCTGTGCAGATGTTTGGCACCCAAGGTCTAAACCGCTGTTCGGTGATGCCTCACCTAGCCCCACCTGGGGCGGAACGATATAACCTCGCCGTGATATCCTAGCAATCTGCAAGTGCCGTGCTCCTATCATCGTTCATCCCGGTGACGGTTCCGGGTTAGCTTTGTCTGACTTTACCCAACGTATCAGTTTATTTATCTGCTGTTAGGTGCTAACGGTTTTTTCAATTAAAGCGGAACGTCATCCTCTAGATCAAGAACACCTTGAATATCAGACTTAGCAGCAGCGGGTGCTACTGTCCCGAGCACAAAGTCCGTGAAGATTTGAGCAGTCTCCAAAATATCCTTTACTTCGGGTTGCTTTTTGTCCGTTTTGAGTAGGGCAATTGCAGAAGAGATGCTAGATTGTTTGATAATGTAAACTTGCTTTCGTGCTCGTTCTTCGGATGTTTCCCAATCGCCTCGGCTAGATGCCGGCGTTCCTTTGGCAGCAGCAGGGCTGGTACTTGTCGTTGTCGTAGTGGTTCCATTTGCAGGGGTTGCTCCCTTCCAGACACGATACTCACCTTCCTTCTCACTATAAATCATCCACTTACTATCGGGTGCTGCATCCTTCAGCACATTATACGCCTCTGGAGAGGCGAACGACATGATCTTCTTCGTGTCAGTTTTCGTCTTACCTTGATACATACTTTCGTAGGTGACTTCCAACCGATTGTAACCACCCTTACCATTTTCAACAAAGTTATCAACAACACGAATGATCTTAATTTCAGTTTGCATTAGATTTTAAACTCCTGTAGGTTCCCCATTGTAGTTCCTGTGGCGACCTCGACACGGAAGGGGATTTGAAACGGAACACCAAACAATCTTTCTACCTCAGAGGGAACAGCGTTAAACACTTCGTGGAATAATCGTACTGTTCGTTCCTCTTCGTAGTCTGCTACATCAGCAACTATGCTGTCATGCACTGTAGTAATCAACACTCCATCGATTTTCTCCTCATCAAATCTCTTTTTGAACATTACTCTACTTAGACACATTAAATCAGCAGAAGTTCCCTGAACTATGTAATTTTTTATTGTTGTAACAGGCCACTTCCATTCACCTCGTTCATTTTGATATGGTTGATATTGCCAAACACGACCAAGAGGACTAATGATACGTCCTGTTGTGGTAGCTTCACGAACTAATTCAATCCACCAGTTAGACCATCCTTGGTACTTCTCATGGAACTTTTCGATTACCCGATCCCAAAATTTCTGAGATGTGGATACTTCCGCAAAATCTGGGTCATTCGCAAATGAATATGATGTACCTCCAAAAATAGTTCTGAAGATGAAGACTTTGGCTATTAGACGAGATGGTAATTTAAACTTAGCTTGGTTGTCGGTATGCATATCCAAACCACGAACGATCTCTTCTAATGCTACTGGATCGTTAGCTAACCAACTACCAACAACCCATTCAACTGCTTTCCCGTCCGCGTTGATTATCACATTTAATACCTCGAATAGAACAGATCTTTTATATCTTTAGCCATGTTCTGCTGATTCGGTTCGCTAGCACTAAGCCTACCAGTACGAGCTACAACCATATTTAATTGTCCATGGAGAGTGTTCTCCTCCCAGTTCATCTTCTCACGAATCTTAATTAAACCATCGTAATATGTACCACATAGTTTTTCTAATTCTGAACGTTTAAGAATATTCTGAATCAGCTTTTTATTTCCTTTAAGCTTACGAAGAACTTTTTCATCTGTACTATAGTAACCTTCTTTCTTTAATTCAGAACCTTCAACAGGTTCAAATTGTCGATCAAACTTTAACTCATATTTTACAATTTTGTACCGTGGTAATCCCGTTTTAGCTCCTGTTTTAAATACCCCATTAGGAACACGCTCTTCGTGTATAATAGATCCACCATAAAGAAAAACAGAAAGATGATCACCACTGTTGGGATTAATAAAAGAACGATAAGGGTGGTTTCCAAAAAGTTCATTATCAATTTCGGCCAATTCAGTTTTAGCGAGTAATGATAGTCTCTTAGCTTCTGCTTCATTAAACTTAAGTCCATTCCATTCCATTTCCTGTAAAACCTTCAAATCTTCCATCTGTAACTGGAACAACTTAAGCTTACCCTCTGATCGTAGAATAGGTATCTGTGCTCCTAGAACGGCCTCAGTAAGCTCAACGTCACGTAAGGCATACTTAGTCATCACCTCCTGTGGTACTTCACTAGAAAGTTTATCTTGATCCCAGTAGTTAAGTTTTACTTCATCAATCTTTTGTTCGTTAAGGTACTTCAAAGCACAGTCGTCTAGTGACGGATAAGCATGTGTCTGATTACTGATTAGGAACTCAGCAACTTGACCATCAAGAAGATGAACAGACCTAGGAAGAGTAACACCACACCAACGAAGCCAATGTAAATCGAACTTAAGATTAAATCCGATAATGTAAGTTGCCTCATCAATAATGAATTGAATTTGTTTCCTAAAACTGTCTGTAAAGTTATTCCATATTACCCCAGCAGGTTTGCCTTTATATTTATACGCGAAACAAATAGGATAGTTTCGTGTATCAAAAGGGTTACCCTTGCTGTAGCTTTCTGTCTCAAAATCAAGTGTTAGTACGGACATTTTTAGTTTGTCTTGCTCACTTTCCTTCTCCTTCCGCCATGCGGCGAAGTTCGGCCATGATCGTCGGCCGTTCCGGGATCAGCGCCTGCTGCGCCTCCAATGCGTCGGCAACAGCGTCACAGTCCTTGTAAACAGGTTATTGGTCAGTCGCCTAACTTACGTTAGGCCGCAAACAGCTTGCACGCCGCGACCACATCATCCCGGTACTTCTCGTCCCAGTTTGTTGCGTTCGGGCTGACTGCTATTTGGTTGCCGTACATCATCGGGTCTTGCACTCGCACAATGTCCCGCTCAACTAAATCGAGCAGTGGCCCCGCGCAGTCAGGGGTGTCGGTAATAGTCTTTGACGGATACACACGCCGTATAAATTCAAGGGCGCGCTTCCGTTCGCAGGTTGCAAATTCAATGTTCATTTCTTCTCCTATCGTTGTCGGCCTAACCCATCGTTCGAGCGGAGCTTCGCCATACTTTCGTTGCAGCGGATGCCGTTATTTCACATCCTTAATTTTCATCTCACGAGTCTTTTCTAGTGCTGCGGTAGCTGATGCTACCTTCTTTTCTAGTTGCTGGATGGCATAAGATCGTGCTTCAGTGAATGCTTGGAAACAACGAAGACCACCAATTTCTTCGTCGTCAATTTTATAACGACTTAGATTACCGTCCCACATATCAACCGTGAATTTGTATCCTGCATCAAAAGAAGTTTTAGGTTCTTGATTAAAATTGGTTGGCTTCATTGTTAGATCCCTCGTAGTGTTGATAGCTAAATGCATTTGGATCAGTGATTGAATAACTGTAATCAAATTCTTCATCACCAAGAATACGAATGTGGTCGAAGAATTCTGCTGCTGCATCTTCTGTTAGGTTGTATCCTTTTCTACTATACCGCATAAGACGGTTAAGTGTACTGTATGGACGACGAATGTTATTAATTACTAGCTTTTTACAGATAATATCATCTAAAAACTCCTTAACTGAGGTAAAACGATCCTCTTGGAAGTAACATTGACAGCAACGTAGATCAAAATCTTCAATAACTTCTGCTGCACTACGGTATTTTGGATTATAAATTACATCTATCTTCCTGATTGGGTGTGTTTTAGATTTAAATTTAACTAATCCAGACGTAAAACCATGTACAGTTGAATGTGTTGTACACAATAACCGATCAATTATATTGAATGTTTCTTGATTAAAAACAAAGACATCAAAATCAGTGTCTCTTAGAAGATCATTCTTGTCGTGATCCATGTATTGATTCTCAAAATACTTACGACAAGCACCACCAGCAAGGCACCATGACTTTGGATCAAGATCTTTCAAAAGATCAACAAGATTCTGGATTTGTGGAAGATGTTTGAAGTCATACTTGTCAGTTGTCATCATTTTGATACCTCTAGGTAACGTGCAATATCTGCTCGGATTTGTACTTGTTTCGTTCCGTGACGTAGAGATTGATCTGTATCTGGATCACCCATCAATTTGTTCTTACTGAGATGAAGAGTACGCATGGTTTCAAATCCTTGATCATGGGTCTTACCAATCCCTAAGATCCAATCTGCTTCTGCTTGCTTGCTTGTTCTTGCGTTGGAGACATGATCCATTGTGAGGACAGCTTTTCCCTCGCCATCTCCATTTGCTTGACACACTCCGATAACAGGACAATAAGACTTTGCAATTTCTCTTGCCCAGACGTAGATGCTTCCAAGACGCAAATCTTCTCGGTCTCCGTCAAATCCCTTAATTTTATCAATCTGGTCGAATACCACCAAAGCTGGTTGTAATGACTCACACATTCGTTCGACATCGTGTCTGCTGATTGTTGCGCTGTCGAAAATGCGGATACGATTTCCTGTAAGTTCTTGGAATCTTGCTCGGTTTGCGGGGACATTTCCTAATACCTCTTCAAGTGTTTGACCTAACGCTGCCTGATAGCAGCGTAGCATTACTTTGTTTCCTTGTTCCTCGTTATTGAACCACAAAATAGGTTGTGTGGTTTGCTCTGCAAAATATGTGACTTCTGAAGCTAGGAACGTAGTTTTCCCCGTCTCGGGTCGTGCAAAGAGAAATCCGAAGTCACCTCGTCGAAGTGATCCGAGCATGTGGTTGAGACTTGGTAATCTCCATCGTAATCCTGGAAGTTGAACGGTTTCATTCTTTAAGACCTCAAGATCATCAGAGACAAATAATTCTTCATGATTAACGATATCTTTAACTGTAAACTCATCACATTTATTAAAAATATCTTCAACTACTTTCAAACCTTCAGATACTTCTAAAGACAAAATAGCTAATTCAGTAGCTATTTGTCTATCTTTAATCTTATTAAGTAAATCTAATAGAACATCCTCAGATAAATTAGTAATAGACCTTAAAGAATCTACTATAGAACTATATATTGTTTCATATTCGGATTCATATTGAACTTTTAAGTATAAACTTAATTCATCTAAATTTATATCTTCTTCTTTATTGTTCTTTGTATTAAAGATAGATTCTATAGCTTTAAGTACATTCTTTAATTCTTTATTGTCTTTTATATATTTATATATGTATACATAATAAGTAGTAAAGTACTTATTATATAGTAAGTACCTCGTAATGATGATTTCTGGTGTCATTTATTCTCCTATTGTCTTTGCTTAGACAGAGGATGTTGAGGAAAGTTCAATTTATTTTAGTTCCTCAGGAATTAAAGAAAAATATAAACGTATATTAAAGATGCCTGATTGGTCTGATGAAGATCTAGAAGATATGTCTCCTATGTTTCAAAAACAGATTAGAGCCAATCTGCTGTTAAAAGAGTTTGTACAAGATAGATTACTTAATTTGGAGATAGTATCCTATGGACTTGATGATTGAGATTCACCAACCCCTGATCGTTCGTTGTAGGGGCTATACGGCCCAATGAGCAGTGGTTTTACACTTAGAGTATAATTTGTTAATTCGTAGAGCAATTTCTTCTTCTTTTGTACAATCTAGTCCTATATCTTTTGTATAAAGACGTATAGCGTCTCTACCAGTGGTCTGTTGGACCAAACATAGTCCATTTTCCTCTAGTTTAACGAGTACAAAACGGGCTTGGTATGGGTCACCATCAACATATTGCACCCACCAATTTGATTGTTTAATAACTTCATGAGTTAAACTATACAATAACTGTTTCATGATGTAAGTTCCCTAATTTGACGAACGGAATAATCTTTAGGGTCGTGAGTAGTAAAGAGGTTACCACAAGGAATACCTAATGTTTCTGCTAATCGTCTGAATTTTACTGATTCGATTTTTTTGTCATCATCTAGCCAGAAAATTAGCTTATTTGCGACTAATTTGAAGCGATTAAGTGTAGCTACACTAGGATTAGAACCAAATAAGCAACCTGATGATAGTCCTGCTTTCTCTAACTTCAGGCAACTTACAATATCTTCTACTAAATATACGGTATCTCCCGAGCCACGAATATACACTAACTCATGGATCTTCCCTTTACTCAACCACTTTGGTCGTTGTTCGTTCCCAAAGTATCGTCCTTGCCAAGCAAGTAGATTCGACTGAGCATCATAAATAGGGAAAATGAGTCGTGCATAGTCATTACTCCATAGAATTTTATTACGAATTAGATCAGTAAAATCAAAACCAAAACTATAAAACCAAGTAAGAGCTTCATCGTTTGGTATCGTAGTTACATCTTCAGGTAGTACAACGATTTCTTCTAGAGGTTGTACTTCAGCAAGATGGTTCTTTATTGTCTTGATTCGGTCTCCTGAACGGAAGTAATGGCAGGAGTAACAAAAAGCATGTCCATCAGAATATACAGCGAGGTTATCTTTTGATGTATCTCGACCTCGTTTAGCACACTCAGGACAGCGTTCTTTACTGATGATTTGACTGGTTGTGGAATAGGTAGCCACAATTACACCCAATGTGCTGTTGTCTTACACTTAGAATAGAGTTTAAAAATACCCATGATTAACTCCAGTGAGCAGTAGTTTTACATTTACCGTATAATTTCTTAATGCGTGCTTCGATAATTTTTTTAGGATCAATCTTTTCTACCAACTTGAAGTTTTCAGGTGTAACTTTAAAGTCCCATTCAGCACAAGACATGTAATCATCGTTACAGTGAGTAACAGTAAATACATCTTTTGGATCAAGTTTAAGTTCTCTACATCTACTTAACCACCAATAATTTTGATTAGTACGTACAATTTTATCACCAGGTAGAAATAGTGGCATGATTAACCCCAATGATTAGTAGTTTTACATTTACGATAAAGTTTCTTAATGCGATCTTCAATCGTTTCCAGTTTGTATAATTCAAAACGCTTAGGATAGTAATTTTCTGTACGAGAACTGTATGAAAGACTATTTGGTCCATTTCCAGATAAATATTTACCGTCCTCGGTTTTTACCCTAATGGTATTAGTAACACTATTAACGTGTGCTACAATTAGAACCATACCATGCTGTGTTCCTAACTTATCATCACCGGCTTTAGGAGTAACTCGATCACCTATTTGAAAAGTAGTCATTATAGACTCCGATAATAATCACGAACGGTGGTAAGGGTATCCGCTGTGATGATTGGTGCAGAATTAGCCTCAAGAAGAATGAAATCGGTTTGACTATTTGAAAGAACATCAAATCCTACAAAGTCAATACCAAGGTTCCGTGCAGTCGTAATACAGTGGCGATCAATCTCCTCAAATCCTTCTTTGTCCATACTGTTGAGGTTCCAGATACCATTAGATTCTTCCTTAAGATAGCGACCGATTACAGTACCCCGAAACACAACAATACGAAATTCAAACTTATGTTTGAAGTACTTGGTGTAAAGATCCGCATCGGGAATAGGATCACCATGCTCAACAAACAGGAGATCTTTAGCTTGAGCACCGAAGCGATTCTTACGAACCACAATTTGTTTCCATGTACGAGGAATTTCAGATTTACTAGTTACAAAAGCAGGATAAGGTGCCCCTACGGTAAGCATGGAATTAAAAGTTGCTACCTTATCAATGCACTTAGCAACAGCAGATGGCTTATTGATGATAGACCTATGTGTAACAAGATTACGATTACAACCGTAATTGAATACATGATCGTAATTATTGTAGTTCCGAATGGTTGATTCAAAAGGATTCAGAGCATCAGCACCAATATAACGAGCTAGCTCCAACGCAGATTCCTTAGACAACTTCGGGTACAGAACAAGGATAGACATAATTATTTACTCCAGTTTTGAACGAATGATAACTTAGATTTAGCGTAGGTACGTTTGATTCGTTTTTCAATAACTTTTTTGATATCTCCTGGGCTTATGAGTTTGACGACCATGGTTGGTAGATTCCATTGGTTGTTTCCGTACATCTCAGGATGATAGCACATATCCCATTCAATTTCGACGTAATCATCCTGAGGTTGATAATCCCTTTTTACAGTTCCGTAACATTTAATAAGATCGTTAAAATAATTGACTTCGTATTCAATTTTATCTAAATCCTCATTATAAACAGTATCCCAATTAATAGTGACTCGATCACCGACTTTAAACATATGAGTCATATTCAACATCCTCCGTAATAAATGTCAAACGATTTGGAATACTATATATACGATCCATTGCTGGATCAATACATTCCGCGTATTTAGCATCTACGTTGATAACATGGAGTTTCTTACCAGCTTTCATATGGCCCCAAGATTTACGAAGATACGCAATGGTAACGATTTTATCCATATAGATCATACTACGAATACGAAGCTTACGTTTCTTTTCTATATGGTAGATATCCACACTCATGTCTTGATTGAATGCGACAATACGTACTGGATCTCCCGGAATTACATCAATAGTCGTTGCAGGTAAGAAAACCCCTTCTGGATAAGCATGAACAGAGAGGGGACTGGTGATGGTTGCGTAGTCTCCGATTTGGAGTTGAATGTGGTGTCCAGTGTAGGACTGGTTTCGGGGGACTTGATATCCTCGACTTTCTGACCTCCGAGATACGTAAGGAACAGGTGGTGTGTAAACAACTGGAGCAGGACGAGGCCGCCACGAAGTATTTGAGAACCAAACACCATCAGAGGATGTATCTCCCTTATTCTTATTGATAATATCCACCTTACCCGTGTTGTCCATAAACACAAGCTTACTTAAACCAACTTTAGTCTCTAACAGGTCTTTAATTGGCTCAATATCCAAGAAATTCTGGACACGGGCGCGGATAGCCTTAATTACCCGTTCATTAAAATACCACGTATCACTATGGGTTTGATCACCCATTCCAGCGATTACACCATTATGAGCAAATGCAAGATTGTCATCAACAACAAATGGATGTGTCATAGCTGCATCGGTAGTACCATGGGTACGGATACGGAAATGCATAACCATTTTCTTATCTTGGTGAGGTTCGTATGCCTGAAGGAAATCATTAAAGGTCATCAATCCCTTGATGATATTTAATGAATTATTTTCAGCGTACATCAGTCCTGCACCGTCTCTGTTGTTGTCCCACATGGTTTTCAGGATATCATCCGACAACTTAAAATTCTCAGGTTTTACGCAAATAATACACATGATGATAGTCCTTTTTAGGCAGGATTAAAAGCAAGATTGTGTTGATGCAGCTTATGGTACATTTTCTTATTACTAGGTTGCTTAACCCATTCAAGGAACTTAGCAAAGTGAGTTTGTTCCTTAGGATGTAGGGTACTATTCCCAGGTGTGAAGTACTCACGTAGAGCAACAACGAACTCGATGTTCTTTTGGAATACATTTAAGTCTGTAGTAGCAGCAAACATACGGAATTCAATGGTGTTTTTATTTGTCAGATTCAATCCAACATGTCGAGTACCAAAGGTTTCCACATTGTTGTTAAGATTGCGACCAACTACTGAGATGTTGTTTTCCTTTTGTAGTGTGCAATAAGTGTTGGGCTTTCGTCCTGCAACATGGGTTATATATTGTGCATTCTCCTCACGATTAATAAACTCAACGAGTTTTGCCAGTTGAAGGAAAGAAATACTACGACGATTCATGTGGATGTGCATACCACAGTTACTCTTTGCGGTCATGTAGTCACTTAACTTATCGAACCACGGCCCCCATTCTTTAAGTTGATCCTTCCAAAGGGCAGGCTTAGACACAACCTCAAATCCAGCAGCTACAGAACTGTCTGATTTGAAGATACAGTGGTTTTCTAGGAAACCATAAGAATAGTGTAGGGCCTGATCGCGTGTTTTTCCGGTCTTTGGTTCAAGTTCCAATTCAATACCAATCAATGGTGCATTAGTATTTGTTTTAACTTTAAAATGTGTCTCTGCTCTTGTGGCATATGGTTGGATTTGGAGTGGTGCTTGTTCTACACGCTGTTGTGCCAACAACTGCCTATCCATGTTAAGAATACTATTCACTAATAGAATTGGGTTGAAATACTCCACATGTTTCGGTAGAACCCACTCATCACCATCAGCCCGGATGATCCGCCACGAAATTCTAGTTAATTGATTCAATCTTTTCAACGTTAGTTTCAACTGTTTCCGATACTTTTGTAAAGTAATCAGTGTATACAAGTCTGTAGGACACAGACGAAGATTATGCTCTACGATATCACGAACCATAGGAATTTCTTCCTTCGGAATATACGCAGCAGCATTAATGATATGGTAGCCGATAGTAATACTATTAATCGCAAAATCCCATAGCAGTACTGAGAATGGATTAAAATCCAGATTGGCATCTGCGTCTAGCGTAATATTTTGCTGTGGTGTTACTAGGCGATGATTTCCATATATACGGGTATATTCAATTTGGTCCTGATTATCTAAGTTAATCTGCAACCAATTTCGGGATCGGATACGGAAAGTATTATGTTGTTCAAATATCCCGTAAGTAGGGATAGGTAGTTGTGGGTTAGGGAGTTTATAAGCATACATATTAGATCACCTCTTTGATTTGTGCCCAGATTTCTCGGGGCAAAGTCACCGTACCTACATCAGTAGGAACGATACTGAAGAAAACCTTTTTCGATACTTTGTCAAATAGTTTCCGAACGCGGACGCAATTGTCCCAACCTTTACCGAAGAACACATCATAAACATTGTTGGAAACACGCTTGATAACGAGCTTTTGTGCAGACATGATGTTACTCCTATTTACTACTAGGGATCAGGCGAATACCTGTTTAATCCCTATACTGCTGGCCTATGATCGACCTTATTTGGTGGGAGTAGTGGGACTCGAACCCACACGGATAACTCCGACAGATTTTAAGTCTGTTGCGGCTACCAATTACGCCATACTCCCTTTTAATCTGATTAAATCTCTTTCTTTAACTCCTTACGGCCTTGTCCATATAGCAGCGGAGGAGGAAAGCATGTAAGGGTCCGTGCTTGAAGATCATATATCCTAACTGGAAGATTATCTGGACATACCGGTTCTTTTTTGAGGGTAGTAATAGCAGCACCAAGAAGAACTGACATACTACACAACAAAATTACGTTGTACCATTTCATATTACGCTCCCAAACTAAGCCATATAAGGATAGCACCCAACACGGCTGCCCAGAAGATAATTGCATCAACTACCCTACGGGTTTCATTGTAGTGAATCATGCTATCGAATTCGTTATTGTGTTTCATGATTATTTACTCCAGTGTACGGTTGTTTTACACTTACTGTACAGTTTATTAATTATCGGATACCTGGGCAGTATCGGATACCCAGGAATTACCGGATACCTGGGCATTACCGAATACCACGGCAGTACCGGATACCTGGGCATTACCGAATACCCAGGCATAACCGGATACCTGGGCATTACCGGATACTTGAGCATC